GTCCCGGCCAATCCGCCCCTACCTAGGGCTTGCCAGCATCTTGCAACGGGCATTCGAGTTGTGTATGTAGTACATACGCCGTTGACGTAAGTGCTTGTGGGGAAAGGGGAAGGGGGCGAGTGTTCACGCCATCCCTCGTCAATCGCCTCTGCAATCCGCTTTGAGCTGGCGGATTCGCTGGTTGCTCGGTTGCGGATCGTGAGCTAGGGTTAGTTACGCGCGATGTCTTTTTCTTGAGTGTAAACTTTTGGGTGTAAAGGGGTTTACAACGATGTTGCGATATGTTTACAGTCTCGACGTGCCCGTGCCGGGTGGCGAAAAACGGGTTTGGCATGGGTTTCGCATAGGGTTTTCCCGGCCCTGCCAGGCTCACCAAAATTTCACTACGCTGCACCAGACGCCTACGCTTCACTCCTGGCAGGGTTTGGCTAGGCGATCTGGTGCCTTGGAGGATGACCGATGTACGCGATTGTTGCATCGCCGGATGATGGAATCTGGACGGTTGGCACGGTGGACGCGGCTACTCACTTGTGGGATGCCGTGGGAGACTTCGATTCGCTGGCCGACGCGCAGGACTGGATTGCCGAGCGGATGGGGACGATCATCCTCGCCCCTCAGTAGGCCAATGGGCCGCTTGCCCCTCACTGTACGGGCAAGCGGCCACTGTTACGAACCATGTACCCTTTGGGAGAATGACCGATGAAGGCGATTAACGTGATGGAATTGGCTCGTTCCGTGCGTATCGACGTGGAATACGCCATCCGGCAGTTGGGCGAGTGTGGAGACGCGGAACGTGCAATGGATGCTCTTGAGCGTATCCGGGAGCTGGTAAGCGGGGAGATCGAATACGCGGACATCCTTGCCGAAATCGAAGCGGTGGAACCCTGGGAAGCATAGGCCGAAACGGGCATGGATGCCCGTATGCCGGTTGTGCCGGCACTGATGAGGCCAGATTACCACTAACCAAGAGGAATCGACCGATGAACGACAGAATCCGATACGATCTTGTTTACCAGTGCGGAATCGCCAACGTTTTCCGCGTGAACGTGCCATTTCCAGGGCAGGCGCAGACGCCAACCTATACGCGAATAATGCAGCACGCTTACGAACCATGCGAGCGGTTTTGCGCTGGCCTAATCGAAGCTGGCGCAGAGGTTGCCGTTTGGCATTCCGATTCCGCTGGCGATGTTCTTTTGTGTCCTTATGGCCCTTGGCAGATGGGCAAGGGCGGATTGTGGGCGGATAAGAAGAATCCTCCCATCAAAGCGGCTTACGCCAACGATTAACCCACTGGCCAGCAATCCCGACGTACAGCCGTCTCGTCAACGGCGCTGGCATTTATTCGCCCGTAACCCTCTTTGGAGTGACCGATGCCGAACATTAACGAAATCCTACGAAGGCCAGCGTACAAAGCGTGCGACCAATACGGCGCGGCAATGGGCCGACGCACGCAAAAGGAAGGCAAGCCCGAACGCTTGCACTTGCAGCGTTTGCGGTTTATCGATCAATGCTACGACGTTGGCGGCGCGTATTGGGGATGCCCTGATAACGTCTACTGCGCGTTCTCTCCCGATGACACAGAGAACGAATTCACGATCATGGTTTTCGCTCGCGGAGCCAATCGGGAGGAAGCGAAAAAGGCGATCCTCTCGCAACTTCACGGCGACGGCTGGACGTTCTACCGTTGATTCCCGGCTCCTCTCGCGCAAACCTTCGGCTCATCGGTCACGGAAGGGGAGGCGCGTTTATCCCTTGATTTCGTAGAATGAAAGAGCCGAACGGCCTTGTACTCCGTTCGGCTCACAACATCAACCCGCTTTGGGAGAGCGAGCATGTCGAAATCTCATTCTACCTGTTCATTTACCGATTGCAACAAACCCTGTCAGGCACGCGGACTTTGCGCGGCCCACTACCGGCAAAAACGGCTTGGGAAGGAACTTCGTCCGTGCAGGGAAAAAGGTATTCCATTGACGACGGACTCCCCATGCCTGATTACCGGCCTTCCTGGTCCGTGCAAGATTTTTTCCGGATGGCTCAAAAAAGGATACGGGATGATGTACATAAATGGCAAAAGAAAGAAGGCGCACCGCGTAGCATGGGAAAACGCAAAGGGGCCAATCCCGAAAGGATTAGTGATTGACCATATGTGCCGTGTCCGTAGTTGCTGCAACCCCGATCATCTTAGGCTCGTTACGCCAAAGATCAATGCTTTGGAGAACAACGTCGGGCAGGTGGCGTTCAACCGATTCAAAACAGTTTGCCCGCACGGACACCCATACGACATATTTGCAATTCAGCCAAACGGAGCAATCTGGCGGCGATGCAAAAAATGCAACAAGGCGAGGCTTGAACGCAAAAACAAGAATTAACTAAATGCTCCACCACAATCCCGAAAAGCTTTCATCGGTCATTTTCGGGCGGCGTGCTAGTCCCTTCGTCGGGAGTGGGGCAATTCAGGAGTTTTCGGCAAGTAGTTTTCCACAACCTCTTTTCAGGAGTACGAACGATGACCGATCAACAAACCCGCCAGCAAATTGTGAACGAAAAACGCGCCGAGTACATGGAGGACAAGATCACCCACCAAGCGTATTACGAATGGCTCAGCGACTTTATCGGAATCGGATACATGAGCATTCCTTTTAGCGCCGAGCAAGTAGCCGCAAGCAAAGACCCGCACTTGAACGATCTTCCCTTAGCCCAATGGGATTGGATGCATTCCTCCGTCCGTTCTAGCGCAGTCGGCCTATCGTGGTCGCTCAGTGATACCGTATGCTGCCTCAAGGCATTGGCTCGCAAGCGCCAAGCCGAGGCCAAGTAACCCCGCAAGCCCTGGGGCGCGGACCAAGTTGGCCGTATCGCAAGCGGCAAGGGCTTTTTGACCACAACCTTTAACCTGGAGGGATGACCGATGAAGTTACAAGAGCAATTACGAAGCGCTGGCGCGTGCGAAGAGGCTCGCGAATGGGCCGAAGATTTTACCTCCGCTCAAAAAGCATGGGACGCCTGCGAACGCGGCGATTGGATGCTGTGGGCTGTTGGCAAGTCAATTTACTCTGATCCGTGGACAGACGGCAGAAAGCCGCTACTGGCCTGCGCTCTCGATTGCGCTTTGACGGTCAAGCATCTTTGGCCAAATAAGCAAAAAGATAAGATCGGCGAAGCAGTCAAGGCTCTCCGACTCTGGATCAAAGGGAAGGCGACCACGGATCAGGCTGTAGAGGCAAGAAGGCAACTGGACGCCGCCTGCGACGCCGACTCCGCCGCCTCCGCCGCCGCCTACGACGCCGACTCCGCCGCCTCCGCCGCCGCCTACGCCGCCTACGCCGCCGCCTCCGCCGCCGCCTACGCCGCCTACGCCGCCGACGCCGCCTCCGACGCCTCCGCCTACGCCTCCGACGCCTCCGCCTACGCCTCCTACGCCTCCGACGCCGCCTCCGACGCCTCGCGCGCAAAAACCTTGGCTAAATGCGCCAAGATCGTTCGTAAACACTTCCCGAAACCTCCAACAACGAAGGGGAGAAAATGACCCTTAACGACCTACTCGCTCAATCAGCCGAGCGCCCGGACCAAGCCGAAGCCAAGCGACAAAACTACCTGCTCCGCAAGAGCGAGCAACGCGGGGTAGCCTCACGCTATCTCGGCAAAGACGCCAAGGGGCGACCGATCAAACAGCGGCGCATTGCGTACAGTTACAGCGAAGGCGAGTTTCAGCCGATTGAACTGACGACGGAAGAGTTACGGGAACTTGCGGGATTGGAGGATTTATGAGCGAAGTTTACGACGCCTCAACCGAAGTTTGCGGCAAACTGGAGGAAATCCGGCAAGAACTGGATTACGCCTCGTGCAACATGCATCTGCGAAGAGAGCGGATTGCAACCGCTTGCCTTGCGGGGTTGCTGGCCTCGGAAGATTGGCGTGGAACAGTTGCGCGAAACGAAACGGGATTCGCTCGCGATGCAGTCGCCTACGCTGACGGACTCATTCGGGAACTTGACAAACCAGCGGAAACCACGAAACAGGAGTAAGACTGTGAACACCGAATCTCCGAATCATCGCGGCATGTACAACACTGGCCTTGCAATCTCTCAGATTCGCATCGCCATTGACTTTTTCGAGGACAGGGAGCGAGATGATGGACTGCACAGGCTCAAGCTTGCCATTGATCTGCTGGAAAAGGCCGACATGAACGTCGAGGAGCGTAACGCCGGTGCCGAATCTTTGGCGCAGCGAATCCTAGCCGACGATGGACGCGGCGAAATGTCTCCCGGACCTTGCGCCGATTTGCTCAAGGAATGGCGTAGGATGAAAGAATCCATTCCAATTCCCTCTTGCCAATGATCGGGGAATAGCTTAGAACTTCGGAGGAAATAAAACTAGCCAGCAGGTCTCGACAACCTCTGGCTACGGTCAGCGTTGAATACAGCGGATACGCGACGAAAGCAATTCTAGCCTCCCGCCTATCCAACGTCAACTAATTTTTCCCGGTTGTGAGTTCAGCGCGGACATTTACCGCGATAATCTTGACTTCTCAGCGTTCGGCGTGGAAGGACACGCACAAAGTAAAGGCGATGAGGCTGGCGAATCCCTGCTAAGTCTTAATACTAGCCAGCAGCCGGTATCAAGCCCGGCAACGCTGAGAAGTCTTTTTTATCGGCAATGGAAGCCTGCCCACGAGGGGACGAGGTACGTTTTTGAACCTGAAAAACGGAGGGTAGGCAGCGAAACCGGTTTCCCATCTCCGGATGGTTTACACCAGGCAACGGGCAAGTGAGTCGATCTTGCAAAGCGGGTTACGTCCTGGTCCACGAAGTCACGCAGAAAAACGTCGGGGTATAAGCTGTCTGTCCTTGATCTCGGAGCATCTGCTAAGAAGGCGTAATACTAGCCATCCCCTAGGTGATGATGACTGGGAAACCCGCAGTACGCGCAGGATTCATATGAAAAAAGCATGGTGGAAGAAATTCGAGCGCAACGAGGAGCGAGCCAAGAGCAATTGGCGCGAGTACGGGATACGGAATAAGGCATTAGCGGAACTTGGCTTTGCTAGTTATGCCGAATATCTTGCAAGTCCTCTTTGGCAGGAGATCAGGAAGAAGCGATTGGAGATTTCGTCAGGCTGCTCGTGTTGCCTGAACCCGGCAGACGTTGTTCACCACGACAAATACTACAAGAGGCTGCTGATAGGTGACGACGCTTCGGTCAGGCGAGACTTATATCCCCTATGCCATCCATGCCATCGCCGCGTGGAGTTTGACGGGGACAGAAAGCGAAGTTCTGGCGAGGCTGTTCGTGAGTTTCGCCGAATGCTGTACAAGTTCAAGCACGGAAAATCGAAAGGCCAGATGATCCGCGAGAAGATCGCGGCTAGGCGTTCCTGAGATTTCTTGGTTTTGAGTACCTTGGAGGAAGCGAAAATGCTTGACGAAAAGGAAACGGAAGAACTTGCCAAGCTTGAGGCGTCTATGGAGAGGATGAACGACCTTGAAGCGGAAGACATTGATTCTGACTTCTACGAAGATGTTCTTGCAAGGATTGTTGCCTTGCGGGAGAAGCGAGACATTTAGACTGCCGCCGACCTTATTCGGATGGGCAGTACCCCAGAGGCCAAGTCTTCGATCAGCAAGCGTCAAAGATTTGGTTGACCAGTTTAACCACCACAACAGGAGGATGAGATGCCATACGAAGGCGAAATAAAAATCGGCGATCAATTTGAATGGTGTCCGTATGGCGATCCCGGCTGGCCCCATGCATGGGCGCTGGTAAAAGTAACCGGGATTCTCTCGCACGGTGAGGATATGCCTTTCACTGATTCCGAGGACGATCAACCGGAAGCGGCGGCGATTATTGAATGCGAAGACCAGAAAGGTAAACGGTACTGGAATGACCTTAGCCGGTTCCGGGAAGCGTGCAAAAAAGTTTCTTCTTCGACTTGACAGGGCAGAAATAATCAGGCATACTCTCAACGTCTCCGGCGAAGTCAGCACAAACCATACACCCAAACGATTCGCAACTCTTTCCTTCGCCGGAGAGGATTTACCGGGTCGTTTGGGGTTTTAACGAGGGCACCATGACACTCTCTGAAATCGCGGCAGAACTGGAAACCGAAGCGAAGCGTATTCGCGACCTGGAACGGCACGAGCGATTGCCGGTTCAGGCAATCGACCTGAACGGCGCTCGCGCCAAGCTAAAAGCGGCTCTGGACGGCGAAGATTTCACCATCGGGTTGAATGTCAGCGAAACGAAGACCTACCGAGGCAAGGAAACGGCCTGCAAGGTTCAGTGGATCGTTACCATCGCCTACAAGAACCATTACGGCCCAACGCTTGCCTCTGCCGTCAACGCGGCCTTAGCGTCTCTGGAGCCGGAACCTGCTGGCAACTTGGCTACCGAAGTAGCCATCGTCGAAGAGGCGTTTGCCGAACCACTCCCCATGTAAACGAGAGGCTGACCATGCAGACGAAGCTTTTGGAAATCAGGGATCGCGGGACGTTCATCCCGGTCATGGCAACCGAGTTCAAGGGCAGCGAGTCCGGCTTACTCCGCGTTGCCGGGTACGCCGCCGACGAGTTCTACGTGATCGTAACCAAGCTGGCGGGCGGGGAAGTTTCCGCTGCCTACGATCCGCATGACTGGCCCGGCCATTCGCGGACGATGATGGAGGCGCACAAGTTTATCCGCCAGCATTTCGCCGCGCTCGCCGAGGGGCAGGTTATTGACGTTGAATTCATCTTGGGAGAAACGAAGGCTCCCAAGCGGAGCGATATTGAGCGCATCGATGACATCGCGTATCGTGCGCCGGAACTCATTTGAGCCATCCTATGGGCGCGCTCTGGCACCGTAGCGTGATGGGAAAACGGTGCATTTATTTAGCCGGGTTGTTCCGTAAGGGGCAACTCGGCTTGCGGCAGTAGAAGGCTGACGTGGAACCTGAAACGCTAGTGGGTGATCCGCCATGCCGCGTGAACCGGCCAGTCCGGTGAAGAAAGGGGCGGACAAGTCCACGTCAGCCATTTTTGGAGAACTGCAATGGAACATGACCAGTGGCTTTTGAGTGGCCCCGGTGGACCAGAGGACTCCAGCGATTGCGTTGGAACCTGCCCGACGTGCAAAGGCGAAGGCGAAGTTATCTGCCATCAAGACTTTGATTGCGGAACCATTAACATGATCTGCGATTGTCCCGAATGCAAAGGAACGGGGGTGATTTGTGGTTAAGCAACCTGAACTATTGACGCCAGTGAACGAGCAACTTGCCGAAGGTGAGATCGACACGGCATCGGGCAAATTCGATGATCCGGAGTTTTCGCCGAAGGGGGTCGTTAGCCGAAATACCGACAACCATTCCGCTATCGTCTCGGCTGATCCTGGGTCATGGATAACGTCTCTAGTCGGCCAAGGCGCTGACCCGGCCAAACTGACGCAGCTTTACGACCTGTACGAGCGGTACAACCGGGATCAGGCGGTCAAGGCTTACAACGAGGCCATGCAGCGAGCGCAGGCCGAGATGCCGACCATCGTTTGTGACTGCACCAACCCGCAGACGCGGAGCAAGTATCCTTCGGTGGAAGCGATCAACCGGGGATGCAAGCCGATCTACACGCGGAACGGCTTCGCGCTCAGCTTCGGCGAGGGCAAGGCCGACGTTGAAGGTTTCGTGCGAACGACATGCACGGTGATGCATTCAGGCGGTCACTCGAAAGAGTTCTTCATCGACCTGCCTTCGGACGGGACCGGGATCAAAGGCAATAGCAACATGACCGCCATTCACGGTAGGCTGTCATCGAAGACCTACGCCCAATCGAAGCAGCTTCGGGAAATCTTCAACCTGACCGTGGCGGATGTCGGGGACGATACGGACGGAAACAAGCAGAACGAAGCTCTTGACGAGGACCAGATGGAGCGGCTGAATACGCTCCTCGAAGATACCGGGCATTTCGTTGACGAAGGCAAATTAAAGCGTTTCCTGAAGTGGTGCAACGACGCCTGCATTCGCTTGGGCCTCGGCAATGTCGAGAAGGTTTCCGACATCGGAACCGAGTTCTGGCAGACGGCGGTCAATGCCCTTGAGAATGACAAGAAAAAGAAAGCGGGTGCCAGGTGATCCATCACGACGTAGAGCAATGCAGTAACGAATGGTGGGAGCTTCATCGTGGCCGCGCGACCGCCAGCAGTTTCGACAAGATCATCCAGCCAAAGAAGATGCTGTTGTCGGCCTCGGTCGATGACCTGATCGCGGAACTTATCGCGCAGAAGCTAACACCAATGTCGATGGTCCCGGAGGGTTTCATCAGCAAGCCGATGCTGAATGGCATAGCGATGGAACCGGAGGCAAGGTCGTGGTACGCAATGGAGCGAGGCATCGACGTTCAGCGCGTCGGCTTCTGCACCACGGACGACGGAAGATTCGGCGCGTCTCCTGATGCTCTGTGCGATCAAGACGGCCTGATCGAGATCAAGTCTCCGCTGGCCAAGACGCACGTTCGCTACCTGATGGACGGGGAGTTGCCTTCGGAGTATCGCTGTCAGGTCCACGGAGAATTACTGGTGACTGGCCGGGCCTGGGCAGATTTCGTTTCGTATTGCCCGCCATTGCCGCCCTTCATCGTGCGGGTTGTGCCGGATGACTTTACGAAGGCGCTCGCGGATTGCCTGGAGAAGTTCTGGACGAAGTACGAGGCCACGCTAAAGAAGATCACCGAAAGGAGCACTCATGCTTGAAATCGCTGGCGACATGCTGGAAATTCTGTCGGTAGCAGACGCAACCGCCCACGCCTTCAACAAGATAGCGAGCGACGAACTGATTGAGAATCAAGTTGTAAAGCTCGCCGACATTTTGAAACGCATCGCTAGGAAACATCTGTCGGACGGCGCAACTGTTGGCGAGAGGCAGGCGTTTGTGATCGAAGTTCTGGAGACTGCCGTGAAGATCGCCAAGGGAGAACTGGTGCCATAAAGGAGTACGCCGTGGAATGGATTTCAAACGCAATCGACCGATTCTTTGACTGGATGCTTGATCTTCTCTACGGGGGAGATGATGAACAGGACCGACAAAGGGGACCGCCGAAATGAGCGACGTATCGAAACTGCCGAAGTGGGCGCAAGAGAAGATCGCCGACCTCGAACGCGAAAAAGAGTCCGCGATCAAGGCTCTGAAAAGGTACCTCGACGATCAAACAGAATCGCCCATCTATGTGCCGGATCACCTTTGCCTTGGCGATGGCGGATGCGGGCCTTCTCATGTGGTCCGATACATTCAGGGCAACAAGATCGCCGTAAAGTTCGGCGGCGTCGAGTTGGACATGCTGTTATCCGAGGCAGGAAATCAGAGGGATTGCGGAATCCATTTGACTTTTAACGCACTCTCATCGTACAGCCCGATAGCATTGCTTCCTCGTGCATCAAATTCAATCTCTCTGGTCGCCAAGGAAAACATGCGATGAGCAGCATCATCAACATCAGTCTCGACGAACTCACACTTGATCCAAGGTTGCTCATGCGTGAGAAGTTGGATCAGGCCATCATCGACGAGTACGCCGACAATTTACTGCACCTTCCGCCCGCCGATGTTATCTGTGGACCAGAAGGCCAGAACTGGCTGTGGGATGGCTGGAAGCGTTACCACGCCAACCGGAAGGCCAAACAGGACAAGATGCCCTGCCGAGTGACCAACGGCACCTTCTTGGAAGCCTTAGAGCGCGCGGCAGGAGCCAATTCTACTCACGGCCAGATGCGTTCGGACGAGGACAAAAAGATTGCCGTCATGAACCTTTTGGGCGAGGAAACCTGGGCCAACAAGAGCAGCCGACAAGTTGCCGCAGCGTGCCGAGTCAGCGGAACCTTTGTAGACAAGATTCGGGCCAGTATGACGGAAGATGCCAAAAACAAAGGACATGCGGAAACAGGAGAAGGAAGTCCAGATACCAAAAAACGGCGTGCAGCCGACTGCACGCCGAAAACCCGCACTGATTCATCTGGCCGACAGCAGCCAGCAATTAAGCCATCAAAGCCTCCGAAGGTTCTCTGCCGCCATTGCGAACACCGTCAGAACATCGGGAGGCCGCTTATCCCTGCCTGCCCTGATTGTGCCGCCTTGAACCAGCCAGGGGCCAAGAACGGCAAGCCAAAGAAGGAGCCGGAACCGGAATCGGACAAGGTTTTGGACGATGCGGGGACTGTGGTTCCTCAGCGGCTTCTGGACGTATTCCACGCCCGCAAGCTGTACCGGGAGATGGAATCTGCCCTGAATGCGGCTGCGAAGATCGCCAAAATGATCGAAGAAAGTCCGGCTGCCGACGCAAAACCGCTTGATCCGAAACGACCGTTCCAGAAGTTTTATCCGACGTTCAAAAGCGCGCGGCAGCGCTATCGCGACCTTTGCCCATCTTTGGTGTGTCCGAAGTGCGAAGGGGAAGGCTGCGATAAGTGCCATGATCTCGGCTGGATCACAAAGGAACAGGCAGATGCAGCCAAGAAGTAGCCATTATCACAGGGCCACTCGTGGCCTTGGCCGGAAACCAAACCGGCGCAACGGAGCGAAGCCTACGCTCAGTATCTCCGGAGCGACTGTATAGCGTGGTGACAGGCCGGAAAGACGGCCATTCCAATCCATTCACCTTCAGGAGATTCACCGTGGCAAAGAAAGCGAATGAACGTCCAGTAATTGTTTGCACCGAACACCGAGGGGTTTTCTTCGGTTACGCCGACGACACGACCGGAACTACCATCATGCTCAAGCGGGCACGTATGGCGATATACTTCGGAACCAATCGCGGCGTCATGGAATTGGCCGAGACGGGGCCGACCGAGAAAAGCAAAGTCTCGGCTCGCGCCGACATTGACGTGCGCAAGATAACCGCAGTTTTCGAGGTAACTCCAGAGGCCACAAAGAAGTGGGAGGAAGCCAAGTGATTCATCTCACCGACAGAATCACCGTAGCCGATTTCCTCGACGCTGGCGCGTGCTTTGAAGGCGTGAAAAAATTCGTCTCAGACACCAAGCAGATCGCCGGAAATGTCGCCGACCTCTCTGACGAAGCCAGAGAGTTTTTCGACGGGTACGGGTACGGGGACGGGTACGGGGACGGGGACGGGTACGGGTACGGGGACGGGTACGGGTACGGGTACGGGGACGGGTACGGGGACGGGTACGGGGACGGGGACGGGGACGGGTACGGGGACGGGGACGGGTACGGGGACGGGTACGGGGACGGGGACGGGCAATGTGAATAAACCTCTAACAAGCACAGGAGAAAATCATGGCAAAGAAAGCGAAAGAGGAAATGTTACTTGACCTGCCGGTATCATTCCAAGGCACGTCGTGCGGCAAGAAGACCGCCCGCGTGGGCATCTCGATTGCTCGTGGGGAGATCAAGATCACCGAGGCGGACAAGACGTTCTGTGACCGCCGGTTGACCGTGACGATCTTTGCGGACGGCAAGGACGACCAGCGAGGTCAAGGGCGATTGGCTGGCATGGAGGACAACCTTGAACTGGTAGGGGTCGCGGATGTCAAGTCGTTCAGCGTGCATTCCGAGACTTTTACCCTTGGCCTGACCTTCAATCGCATTGAGATGGAGAAGGTTAAGGCGGCGACGGGGGTTTCGTTTGCGGACTTTGCTTCGCGCGAAGGGCGGTTGATGATCGCCAGTGTCGCGGAGATTCCAGAGGCCGAGAAGAACGGCGAAGAAGACGAAGGCGGCGACGAGGAGTAAGCGATGCCGATAAGACGTGTCACGCGAAAGGCGAGCAATCTTTGGTGGTGGAAGTGCCAAGCGTGTGGCTCAACGTTTCCGAAAACCAAGTCAGCGCCGCCGCGCGTATGTCCAATATGCAAACGAAAACACGGGCAGTTTTCGACGGCACTATCCGGGAGAGGATAGGGAGAATGACCCGCACGTTCTTCATCTACATCGATCTAGACCGCCGCCAGCAGCGGGTCTGCCGTGTCGAACACAAGACCAAGACCAACTGCAAGCGTGCCCATTCACTGCCGGATGGGATTTTCTGGTATGGTCTGGTTCCTGCGGATAGGCTGGGAGACTTCCAATCGGCCTTGCGGTTTGTTCGCAATGAGCATCGCAAGGCCGTTGGACGCTGGCTGCGGCGCAAGCAGCGGCTCTTGAAGACGCGAGCGGCCCCGGCTTTCAAGGCGTACTTGAAGTCCGAGATCGACAAGCGCGATGCAAAGAAGCCAGAGTTTAAGTTTTCGTGGAAACCATAACGAAGCGGCGGCATGGGAGGCCGGGCTTTTGAGGCGAACGGATTTGCCCGATGGAGTTGGAGATGCCCCAGCGAAGGCTCTGCTCTCTGTGCAACATCTTCCTTCTGGAGCCGCGCGAGCATAACATCTGCCCGGAATGCCAGATCAGAACCGAAATTGACAGGCTTACGGAATGGGGCGATTGCCCACGGTGCGGAAGGTATTCGGACTGTATTTTCGATTGTGGTTGGTGCGGCATGACTGTTTGCGACGGCTGCCTGTACGATGAGCATAACGACGACGATTGCTCTTGGTGGGATGATGGTGATTAAATGAGCCAGAAACGCTCCATAGCCGCGAAGAAAATCGCGGACTTCAACGCGGCCCATGCTGTCGGGACGAAGTTCCTGCTGGATGGGGAGATCGTCAAGACATTTGGCAAGGCCGGGTACGACAAGACGTGGCGGGCGACGGTGTTTATCCATGAGCAACAAGAACCCGTCGAGATCGCGAGGCTGAAGAAGCCATGACCCCAAACGGAATCCGCGAGTGGTGGCGGCATCATTGCTCCCTCGTGTGCATTCATCACGAGGACTACGACTTGGCTTTTGAGGAGGCGCTGCCGATCTTCCTTCGGATGCGGTCAACTGTTCAAGAACTCGACGACGCCTCTATCTGGTTGTGGTCGGAACCGGATCGGCTTGAGAAAAAATGGGGAGTCCACCTTTCGATGATCCGGAAGGAAATCCTCTGTCAGCGCCGCAAGGCCGAGGCCAGCAAGAAGCGGAAGGTTGAGGATTGGGACAAGACCCCGCTGCCGCCCCTGAAATCGGTGATCGGTTCAATCGGAAAATCAGTGGAGGAATCTGCATGAGACCGCCAAGCACGCCTCGCTGCCAGAAGTGCGGGCAACTGCACAGCCTTTACGGGAACTGCATTCCGCCGCCTCGCAAACCTCTCTCGTGGAGTCGGGATGGGTTCATGCAGATCGACCTTAGCGATGCGAAACTGGCCAGGCTGGAATTTCAGGACATGCTCCGTAGAATGAGCGAAGCCGCACGGCGTTAGTCGCGCCGAACGGCTTCTACCTCACAGCCAGCTTTCAAGGAGCAAGGCCATGTCTCCCAACGATCTTATCGGAAAAAAGTTCAACCGTCTAACAGTCATCAGGACGTGGACTGTCCCGAAGAGAAGGATATGCGAAGTCGTTTGCGATTGCGGCTCTGTCAAGTCCGTTCGTCTTGATGCTCTTACAAAGGGAACCACGAAATCTTGCGGCTGTCTTAACAAGGAAATGATTAGGCCGGGCAACGTCACTCATGGAAAATCGAAATTAAAAGCTTATGCCGTCTGGAATGGCATGATCCAGAGATGCACAAATAAAAACCTGAAGGGGTTTATGCTGTATGGAGGTCGAGGGATTTCCGTCTGCGAACGATGGAGGAAGTCATTTGCTGATTTCCTCTTCGACATGGGAGATAGGCCATCCAATCGGCACAGCATTGAAAGAATCGATAACAACGGCAACTACGAGCCTGGGAATTGTTGCTGGGCGACCGCCAAGGAGCAGAGCCTAAACCAAAGAAGAAGCCGGTTGATTGAGTTCAAGGGCGAGACTCTTAACTTGTGCGTCTGGGCGACGAGATACGGCATGAGCGACGGTCTTCTTTGGAGTCGTCTTAACGCAGGATGGAATATGGCTGACGCATTGGAGATTCCGCCAAAGAAAGGACGCAATCAATATGAAAGTCGTCGATAAGAAATTGCTGCGCAAAGTGTCCGAGAGGGTTATTTGCGAGAACTGCGGCAGGCCAGGACCAACTGATCCTCACCATTTATTTACGCGCGGCTCTGGCAGAGTAGACGTTTCCGAAAATCTTTTGGCACTTTGCCGTGAGTGCCATAACGGATTTCATTCATGCGGAAAGCCGAGCCGGAATGAATTGCTGGCTATCTCCGCAAAGAAACACAAGACCACTCCAGAGAAGATAATGGCGAAGGTCTATCGACTGAGGAGAAAGTGATGCAATCAGTTCACGGCACCGCTCGCCTCTCCGATGACGGCAAAGTCTTAACCGTCACCACGAACGTCAAGAAGGGCAAGCGGTTCGTCGAGAAGACCGAGGAGTACGCGGTCGCAGACGCCAAGCCTGATCCCTCCGTGGCCTTCCCGGTGTTCTCGCTGACGAAGAAGGACGGGACGGTTTATCATGTCGGCGTCAATGAATATGGGCCGTTCTGTGATTGCCCGAACGCCATCATCAGGGAGAAGTACGGGGCAGTCGATTACTGCAAGCACGTTAGGATTCTCCAGCGTGCATCGCTCTTACCGAAGGATCACCATGCCAACCGCAACCAAGAAGAAACGCAAGGAATCCCCGAACTCGAAGGCGATCAAGGAACTCCGTAGGCTTGGCTTCGAGGCCGGGATGGTTGAGCAGACGATCCCGAAAACTTGGATTAAGCGTGACTTGTTCGGATGGATGGACATCCTCGCCTTCAACGGCACGAACACGATTGGCATTCAGGTCACGTCTGGAGGCGGGTCGAAGGGCGAGAGCAACCGCAATGCCCGCCGCGCCAAGATACTGGCCGAGCCGAGGGCGTTGCTCTGGATCAGGGCCGGGAACTTGTGCGAACTCTGGAACTATGACGCGAACGGGGTTCTTCAGCGTGAGGAGATCGTGGAAGGAGACTTTCAGTGATTCAGAATAATCTCTTTGACTCCGTTGCTGGCCAGCAAGCCAAAGAAGAAGGCATGGCAAAAGCAGCCGAGAACGCAGCCTCTCTTCTTGAAATCGCTCAACGCATCGCCGTTCGACTGGCTAGTCAACATCCTGACCGGGAAACTGATATGGACGAAGTAGGAATGGAGTTGTTCCGAATCGGCATCAAGACGCTTGGCCCGGCAGCAGGGAGCGTGTTCAAGGGCGGTCAATGGCAATTCACCGGCAAGCGTCTCAAGAGCGCCCGCAAGAAGAACCATAGCCGAGAGATCAAAGTGTGGCGACTCAAGTGATGGGACTTAACTGGCTGCGCCTGGTCTACTGCGGAAGTTGCGGCTGCGTCCGGAGCATCAACGAACATCCGTGTCCTGATTGCCGAGACGTTCAGTTTGGACTTTACCCGAATGTCCTTTACACGCACGGATGGCTCAAGAGGCAGGCGAATAAGCCGTTTGTTCAAGGGGAGTTGTTTGAACCATGCTCCTCAGAATCGCCGTCGTGATGCTGGAGACTGAACTGGCCGTGAAGCTGGCCGCGTTCGATCCCGTTCGCAAGGTCCATCGCTGCCTCTGGTGTCCCAAGCGATACCTCAAAGGCGACTACTACCACGGCAAACGAGATTTTCTTCTCGAAGTCGCTTATTCTCTGGGCGAACTTGAAGATTGGGGATGGCTCAGGGATTTGGAGCGAAAAGAGTTTTTGGAGGAATACGGATGAAGGTTCCAGTCGTCAGAATACGTGCAAAGATAGGAGTTCATGAATTCGACGCCAGAGGTCCAGAAGCGTCGGTTCGTAATGCTTATGAAATGTTCCTTTCCTCCATTTCCGAGAAGACTGTCAAAGATAAAGACGAGTCAATCGCCGTTGACACGAAAAAGGAGCAGCAATGAACTTCGTTAAGACTCGCCCAAACATAGAGGCCATGACCACGGATGAACTGGTACACTTTTTGAACGAGCCGAGAAAGTGTACCGGGTGCGGAATCGAGAAGCTGAATTTCGACTTCTCGATCACCACCGAGCGAGGCAAGAAGGTCGCCCGCTCCCGGTGCAAGGTCTGCATGGCTAAGTATTACCAGACGGTAGCAGACAGAAAGAAACATGGGCCACCGAAACAAGGCCAACTTTCCAAGCGGGACAGGGACAACAAGAGGACCGCTGTTAAGGCTAAGGCCAAAGTGACGTTTTCTGTTGTTCGTGACTCGCTTGGCAGCGCCGTTATTTGGCGTGTTCTCCGAAGTTTCAACGGATGTAAGCCGAAGCAGGTCGATTTTTTTATACACGAACAGTCCGCCGAGGCCGAGGCGAAGAGACTGAATGAACTTTTCAACCCAACCCAAGGAGAATGATTATGTGCGAAGACGAAGGCAGCGGCACTCCGATCAACCTGGACTCTTACAGTATCCGCTTGCGGATCAACGATGGCGTCGGTTCCACGTTCATGCCGAACAACAGTTACGATCTCACTATCGACGTTCTGAAGGATGGCGTCCCGACCGACGACAACGTTTTCCTTCCCAATGTCAGTTTCACCTGCACCGACACGGGCGCAACCCTGCCGACGACGTACCAGTTTGTTGAAGGCGACAATGGCACACATGTTCTGCCGATCACGTTTGGCACCTTGGGAACGTGGTCGCTGGTCGGTTCGGATTCAGTCAAGCCGACGACCTATGAGGTCATCTTTACCATCGCGGACTTCTTCAGGTTCACGATAGAAGGGCCGCTAAGTCCGGAGCCGAACGAGGCGAACAGTTACACGGTTACTTGTGTCAAGAATAATCAGACATGCACGGATGGTTCGTGGTTGCCGAGCGTTGTCTTCGAGGTTGACGATGACCCAAACGCCAACCTGCCCGGCCAGTACACATTTTCCGAAGGCGATGCTGGGATTGCGTCCTTCGATGTTGTAATTAGCGTAGCGCAGCCAATGGCCCTGGGAGTAATCGAAGTTGGGGGCGGCGGCGCTTTCAAATGGATTTACCTTTGGCAGTAATAGGAGGAAAAGATGGACCCGCAAGTCGCCGCCAGGATCGCTTGCCACGATCAGAAGATTCAAGAGCAAATGGAATGCTTCAAACGAACGTTTGACACGGACCCGCAAAAGGTCTACGAGGTCATGCGCCAAACGACCTTGTTTCTGAAAGACCAGGAAGCAATTGCGAATGCGACCAAATATGGCCCGGCGATGATGGCGACTTCGATGGCCGGGATAGGAATGTACCTTCTTTACGAGCATCTTGCCAGATGGGAAGACGAGGCCAAGGAAAGCTAACGCGGCCTCGCCCGTCTCGGCTCATGAACCTGAATCGACATGCCAAGAAGACCCAGCAGACTAACCGCAGTCCCCTTCGGCATTCCAAGATCAACCATCGCTTCGTAAACGTCCCGCGCGAACAGCGGCGTAGTAACCTGCATCGCTGTCTGCGCGGGCGTTACTCTTTGGCCGACAACGTTCTGGCCGGTCAACTGGTCCAAAGCGGCTCCAGGGATGGGGGCCAGCTTGCCCCTCGCGAACCTTCCTACCACGCTCGCGGTATCATCTCGACCGAAAGCAACCGGCGCTCGCAAGGAACGAACAACTCCGGTGTTCGTCTTGGTCGATTGGCTGAATACGCGGCTCAAAAAGGTTCCCGTGTTGGCAAGCCCGCCCGTGAAGTCAAGGCGAGTGTTGCCCATCTTCAGTTTGAGAAAGTCGGTCGCTCGCGGGTCTTTCTCGAAGGTGAACCCGGCAGCGGAGGCCAAGCCGACCACGACGCCAAGGCCAACGGCAAGACGGGCGTATTCCTTGGCAACTTCAAGGCGGGCACGCGGGGCTGAGGTTCCGATCTGGGTCCACAAGGGCTGGCCGAGGAGCAGTTGAAACCGGGAGATCGCCCACTTGGGAGCGAAGAACGTATGGTTTAACAGCGTGGCGGCTGGCTCCATCTTGCCAAGCGGCCCTCGCCCGGTGGAGACATTGGCCCAATTCGCGATGATACTGGCCTCCGCTGGCGTCAATTTTCCATTGGTCGATAAGGATTCCGCCATTCCCTTGAACGTGTCGAAGCGAATCCGGTTGAGGATGGTCTGATAAGCCCGCTCGGAAGCCCTCGTGATATGGCCGACCACGGGAACCTTGCCGATCACGTTGGAAAGAAATCCTTCCTCCCTGCCACTCGACTTTCCTTCCGTGCTGCTGGTTATCTCAAGGCCAGCCGGTTCCGCAACCTTGAACATCGGATCGTGCCGGATTTCATAGAGCGCCCGCTGGGCCACGTCTTCCGAGAAGAACGACCGGAACATCTCCGGGATCGCCTTTGAGGTTCGGACGGGGTGAGACAACATCCCGACCATGCCCTGCCGAAGAAGCGGGAAGTCAATCGAGGCCATCAGGGACTTCGGAATACTGACCGCTTCCCCGGCCATTCGCAGAGCCTTGACCGGCCACGGGGCACGGGCCTCCCGGTCCTTTTGCAACTGCGTCTTTATCTTGGTTTTGATCCTCGTCAACTCGAAGTCGATATCCGAAGGCTCGCCCGGCTTGACGGTGCCTGCCTTTTCTGCGGCGTCAAGTTTGTCCTGAAGCTCCTTGATCTTGGCGGATAGTTCAGCAATCTCGACCTTTTCAGCCTCGGTCAGCGGACGGCCTAGTGCGGCTTCCTTGCTCTTGAGCAAACCGCGAAGGGAGAAGTCTTCGGCAATCAGGAGCCGCCGCAATCGGAATGAGCGGCCCGCTTCGCTGCCAGACAGGGACGCGGCTTTATCGGCCTTGTCGAGTAGTTCAGACAACTCGCGTTCCCTAACATCGTGGCCGTTGATAGTGGCTTCGTCGGCCTTTTGAGCGAACGACCGCACAAAATCCAGCATGGCCCGCTCGTGTTCATTGCGCAGAGCCGTCATGTGGTAATCGAGCAGCGCGTTCTCTTCTGCCGTTGCCGGACGAGGGTTCTTGTTCAATTCTTCCACGAGGCGACTTGCTGCCGTTGGGTCTTTTTCGAGGGCATCCATTGCCTTCTGCCAAACCTCCGGGTCCGAGCGAGCTTCTTGTGCGAGGATCGGTTCCTTGCCCATCTTGACTCGCTCGGCATCGACGTGTTCGTAGGCCAAGGCTGTCAGTCGCCCTGGTCGTCCTGCTCCGGAGGCGTCTGGTTGTCCGCCGCTGGGGAGGATTCTCCGCTCGGCTGCTGTGACGGGTCGGCCAAATCCAGATTCGGCGGGTGATTTCGGCATCATTTCTTCGCGAATATATTTGGCTAGGTCGGCTCTACCATTCTGCTCTGCCTCCTTTGCAATATTTTCAAGTTGGCTCTTTGGGGAAGAGTCGAATATCCATTGGATGTTAAAGGTTTCGGCTTTCTTCCAGTCTTCCGCCGACATTACTCCTGATCGCTCTCCTCCGGAAGTGTCTGGTTGTCTTCCGTTGGCGGCATCTCGGCCTGCTGGTTCTCCTGTTCTTGGGGGAGCGGCGGCGGGCGCATTCCCTGCTGTCCTGGACTCAGCGGACGGAGCGGCTTCAGCGCCTTGAGGGGCTTCAGCATCCCGACCGACTTCAGGAGCCGCAACCTCTGAATGAGCTTCCCTTTCAACTTCACTTTTAACGCCTGCAACGTCTTCGCGTACTTTGGCGGGCGCAAGCCCGGAAGACCGCGCGGCAGCGAGAGCTTCAGCTTCGGCATTGGCTATCTCCTCTGGAGTTACTCGCGCCAAGTATTCAATCGCTTCTTGCGGAGAATGCCCGGCATCCTTGAATACTTTCATTATTTCGACAAGCGTCTGCTGTTCGGACTCTTGGCTCTGTGGACGCTTGGCCCTCTCCTCGAAAATACGGTCGAGGGCCAAGTCCAGTTCCTTGCCGTACTTATTGGCGATGAATTGCTCGCCTAGTACCCGCCCGCTGGCTGCGTTGCTGGTTTGCTTAGGTATAACGACATGATGGAAAACCGCATCGTCAGACATCGGATGGGGCGTATGCGAATCAGCCATCTTCTCTCTTATCGTCTCCCACGACCAACCTTTCTCGCCAGGGGATTGCTTCGCTCCGGCAGCTAAATCTTGCCGACTGCCTTCAAGATGGCCGCTCTGAATCATTTTGCCGACTTGTTTCTTGAACTCGGTAAGTGTCACATCTCCTTGGAGCCTGTCCTTGACCGCATCATAAAGATCACTGATAAAAACCTTGTGAACTGTTGGGCCAGTAAAAGGCTCATTCCCGAAATGATCGATGATGTTTTGGCCTGCTTCGTGAATGAGTCTAGCAAAAGCCTGAGCGTCATGCAGTGACACTTTCTCTGTTAATATCCTCCTGCCGGTTGCGTTGCTGCTGGCTGAGGCAGGTGCATTGGCCCCGACGTTGGCTTCGTTGCCGGGCCGATTAACTTCGGGCTGCCCGGTGGGCGCTTGCCCGGCTGAGGCTGGAGGGCTTCCTTGGTCCGGAGCAACAGGCCCAGCCCCTTGCCCTGCGTTTGGTGCGGCTTCACCTTGAACGGCTGACGGCCCCGCAGCCTCGCTAGGACGCTGGAGATCGGTTCCACCGATATTTGCTTGACCTTCTTCGGGTCCAACTTTAGTAATGCCGCGAAGTTCGCCACGCGCCCTTTCCCCACGAGCTTCTCGTTCGGACTTATGAGCTTTAAGCCCTGCTTCTGCTTGTCTAACATCGGTGCCAACTCCAAAAGAGAAATCTGCTCCTATTAAATGGGAAACGCTCCCATCCTTTTCTTCGACGACGATTATCGTCTCGCGGAGAATCTGCCTTGCCGTTTCAAGTTGCTGTCTAAGAACTTGCGGATCGCCGCCCCGGTGCAGGAACTCGTCTCCCTTTTCGTGGTAGGCATCCACGCCCGCCGCCTTCAGCGCCTCGGCCTTGGCGTTCAACAGGGCATCGCCAGCCGCATAACCGAAGCGGTCATTGAAAGCTTTCAGTCCGTCCGCATCCGAGAAGCCGACGACGGGAGATTTCGGAGCCTCATCGAAGGCCCGCTTGTTCGGAAGATCGACCGTCTGCGAGGTCAGCAGTTCCTTGCGGGCTTCCTCATGCGTCATGTCGGCAACGCGGCGGCGCTCGCCTTGACGCCTTTCGACCGGAACTTCAACGGTTTGCTGGCGGCGTTCGGCTGATCTTTGCCCCATCGTTGCGACCAGTTCGACGGGAGGCAATCCAAACTCGGCCCGCTTCGTGTTCAGCGCGTCAACCGTTTCTTTTAACTTGGCGAAGTCCGGGGCCGACCCTTCACCCTTATACCGAACCTGCTTCAGAGCCGGGTCCATCTTCGGAGCGTTCTTGTTGTAGACTTTGGCAATGCCTTCTCGTTCCTGAATAGTTCCGCCCGATTTCTCGATAGCGTTGCGGTCAAAGACGAGTGTTGCCGTTCCCTTCTCCGCGTTCGCATTCGACCTTTCGTGAGCCGGACCTAACTTCGATCCAGCCGTATCCGCCCACGTATCGATTGGCCGCATGGTGCCGCCTTCGAGGACTCGCTGGGCATCCCGAACAGACTCCTTCGGAGACTTGTAACTCAGCGTGTGGAACAACAGATTTTCAGGGGCTTGCGAACTTCGGCGACTTCGGTGCAGCCTTTCAGCAAGAGTCTGATGCGATTCCATCGCAGCCGTCAACTCTGTTGCTGCCCGTTGCCTGCGATCTTTGGCAATTTGGGTGTCACCGCCCTCTGATTGTGCCGCACTATGCTCTTTTTGGGCAGCGTCAACTCTCTCGCGGGAAGCTGTCAATTCTGCGGATCGAGAAGCATCCATTCGCGGGTAGGAGGATTGTGAACTCTGCCCGCTCCCTTGCGCAGCCGCACCTTCCGCAGCAGCCTCGGTACGAAGTCGGTCTACCTCCGGAAGCGCCTGCTTATACGCTTTGTCCAACTCTCTGACTTTTGCCTTGGCCTCCGCAATCTCTTTCGGGTTAGGGTTCACAAACTCCCTGGAAAGTCGCCGAAGATTAGCCTTTGCCTCGTCGAGTTGCCGATAAATCAGCCTTGATTGATTTTCTGCGGCATCTGATCGCTCCCTGGCCGTCATTGGTGGCTTAGCAGTCTGCCCAGGAACCCCCTGATTTGCCCCCGTCCCGGCATTCGGAGCGGTTTCGGCGGGACTTCGGTTGCCTTGCGAGTTCCTGCCTTCCTGCTGCATCCTGGCCTGCTCATTGGCCAATCCAGTGTTGGCCTGATCGGGAGTCATTGGCGAATCGACCCGCGTGGCGGTTTCTGGGAGAGCGTCGGCTTGCGTTGCGGCAAATCTCCGGAGCAGAGGGTCAACTGCCGGGTTCTCGGAATACTGCTTCATGACCTCCCTGGCTTGCGATCTCGTCATGTTCGGGTTCTTGGCAAGGGCGTCTGCCATTGTTTTTTGGACGGCCTGAATTGCCTCGGCTGTGACCGACCTCGGCAAGCCGTTTTCGGACTGCTGGCGGGTATAGTCAAGGAAAGCGTCTGCATGTGCGCGGCCATTTTGACCCTCGTGCAAGGCTCCGAATGCTGAAAAGGTAAGAGCGGTAATCGCGGCCTGCTGGAACGCATTCTCCCTGCCGCCCGGTTTATCCCAATCGCGAACCAGTTGACCAATGGAACCGTACCCCGTCTCCCGACTGCGTAAGCCTACCAGCGTAGAGGCAACGTCGGCTGCTTGCTGCTCGGCAAATCCAATCGGGCCAGCGGCCCCGATCCGAGTTGCCATCGCTCGCATTCCGGTTCCGCGAGCAAGTCCGCTGGTCTGGCCGCCAAGCGATCCAAGAATAGCGACGTTGACCATTCCAAGGGCAAAGGCCGAAGGAAGACCTTCGATGTCCATTGGGTCGCGTCCAGCTTGGACATTATTCTGGGTCCATTCCGGTGCCCACATACCCGGCATCATGGCGGTAGTCGCGCCAACCCGGACTCCGGCTCGTCCCGCTTCGCCCGCCATGACAAGCGGAGAAGCAGCGCCTCGTCCGGATGCCCCGGCCAAATCTCCCAACTCGCCGCCAAGACCAATAGCCCTTGCACCGCGACCGATAACTCCGGGGGCCTCGGCAGCAGCGCCAATCGCCCTACCAGCCAACCCAGCTTCCCCGGCCATCGCCGCCACGCGCAGGCCGAAATGACCAACTTCCTCGGCAACTCCTCGCTGGCCTTCGAGTTCGCGCGAACGCTCGACTTGAGCAACGATGTCATAGTCGCCAGATTCGGCCCGGTGTTCGGCAATCCTGGCGGCTGCTCGCTGGTACTGGACTTCGATTCTCGTGTTGTGGTAATTGCTGGCCAAAGGCATCGCCTGAATTGCCGTGTGGACGGCGGGAGGGGACCAATCTCGGTGCCGCTCGCGGGCGATACGAAGTTCTCTCGCAGTTTCCCATCGCTTTTGAAGGTCTGCCTGATCGAGATCGGGATAAGCCGTCTGGAAGTCGTTGGCAACTGCGGACCACGGGGCAGGCGCAGGAACTTCGTCACGGGCCGGGACATCGCTCGACTCGCCGCTAAAAGCAATTCCACCGAAGAGGGTATCGAGAGGGCCATCAGCCATGCGTCACCTTCCGATTCCTAGTTGAGTCATCGCTCGTTGCCGCTGGGCTGGGCTGGCATTTGCCCAAAATTGTTCCGCTTCAAAGCGATTCTGGAAACGAGTGCGAGTGAGCCAAGGATTCATGAACCCATGTTGGACAAGTGCATCGATTACTCTGGAATTTCTGGCGTGCAATTCCGCCCGCTGACCAGCCCCGGCATCGCCTTGCGGAGTCGCCGCTTCGCCACCGGGAGCCGTTCTTGGGGCTACTGCCGGTTGAGCCATTGCATCGATACGCTGGAGGGCATCTTGCCTCTGTGCTGCCACGGGGTCTTGTTGTTGATCCGGAGCCGCTTCTTGTTGCTGATCTGGATTATCAGCCATTTCGTTAAGACGAGAGCCGAATCCTCCTCCAGCAGACGGCGGCGGAATTCTCGTGCTGGCCAAGCTGCGCCGTGGAGGGGTAGGCGGCGCATTTGTTTGCAAGGCTGCGCGCACCGTCCCTAGTCGCTCTCGGACCCTTCGGACCAATTCGGCTTCCCGAAGAACGCCCTCAGCTTGAGGAGTGGCGAAATTAGCGGGAAGATCACGCAGCCAAGACGGACGGCGAGCAGCAGTTTGCGCCGCAGTCTCATCAGGACGAGGCTTGAGTTCGTCATCCATTTCCTTCTTTATCACGTCAATGGTATGAGAAATCTGCTGAAGAGTCGGTTGCGGAGAGCCATCTTCTTGGGTTGGCGCTGGCTGACGAGTGCCGCTTGAACCTGCCGAATTCCTCGCGCCTGCCTGTCCTTGACGCACAACTGGCACCATCTCGCCGTTTCCGTTCCTGGTGTATTGAGTGATTCCACCTCTTGCATGAAGCTCGTCTTCGGTAAGCCGCTCGATCTCGGCTTGATGAGCCGCGTATTCTTCGGGACTTTGCGCCGATTCAAGAAGATGCGGATTTGCTGCCATTACTTCCTCGCGGACTTGCCTCTGCATGATTCGATCAGGAATACTGCCGACGCCATTTTCCATATGTTCCGCGTCGAACGCCATGTTTTGCTGCCGCGTAGCCGCCTGCATTGCCTGCTGATTCATGAACGCTGTAAGTTGCGCATTCTGCATAGCCTCCTGCGCACGCTGACGCCGCATTTCCAGAGGATGTTGCCGCGTCTGGATCATCAGCCGCATGTCATTCGCTTCCTGCTCGTTAATTGAGCCATTGTCAATCGCCTCGTCAATCCCGGCCATGCCCTGATTGAGTTGGTTAAGCCGAAGTTCTTCGGCCTGATTTAATCGGCTATCGTCGTAGACTTGCTGAGCGCCGCGACCGCCGCCTCCTCCTCCCCCGCCGCCATCGCCGCCCGGCTGCTGGGCATAACCGCCCCCGCCCCGTTGCTGCAATGCGGCCTGCTTCAGTTGGAACTCGCGGTCGAGATTCTGTTGCTGAAGAGCGCCGTATTGCTGGGCTACGCCAGAGTTATAGGCACCTGGTTGGGAAAATTCGATTGGCATGGCTTGTCCTTCGATTAGGCGATCTGCTTGATGGACCCTTCGGCATTATACGTGACCGTCGTGAAAGTTCCGGTCGTGGCAAGCGTGATCGCCGTGCCCGCTTTCGCCCGAATGCTAAGCACAACACCTTCATAGGGGCCAGCGCCGGTAGCATTGGTGATGGCTGTGACAAAGGTGCCTGCAAGCTGGGAAAAGTTAAGTGTCAAAGTTCTGGACGTATTCGTTTCGTCCGTGTACGTACAAGTGGCACCGAAACTGTGCAACGTTGATGTGGTAACGTTGATGTTTGCGGAAACCTCGAACGATCCGTCAGCCGCCCCCACCGTGTAATTTGCCAGCGATGCCACGGCTGCCGTGCGGCCCGTGAGTCTTCCGAAACCGTAAATAGCCGGGAAGCCGTATCCTGCGGTAAAGACTCCTTTGTACAATGCGAATATGCCTGACGAATCCACAAAAAGCGTCTGAGTGCCGCCTGAAAGTTGCAACTCAAATATTATTCCTGACGAAGCTCCCCTAACAGACAGAGAAGTATTCCCGAAAGTAATGTTACTTATCGATATGCCTGATGATCTAACTATAATCGTGGTTCCAATATTAACGGGTCCAGAAGGACCAATACTTAGGAATCCAGAAGTAGTCTTATCAAGGGTATCAACAGAACTCATCAAGCCCAAAGCGACCATTGCAGCGCCAATGTCTCCGCTCTGCACGGCAAATGCAATCGGAAGCAATCTCGCGATCAACGATGAATCGAGCGGAGGGGCCGCATCCGAGCGCATGAACGTATTCGCTATTCCGTTCACGGGAGTCAGGCCAACTTTAGCGGACGGATTCGCCGCCAGTCCGAGAATGGAAGCCCCATCAAACTGAAGAATCCAAGTCGTCGGCCCAACCTGCTTCAGCGTCCCGGCCCCAATCAGTGAATTGAGAATCTGCGATACGAGTTGCGTGTGATGGTCCATGCGGCGCTTGCCGCCCACGCTGTCTGCTTCATAGACCCTCGGAATGAAAGATGCTTGCGAGGTCGGCTGGATTGGCGAGGCGGGAACGACTAAGCTTGGGCGGTCAAGGACATGATACGGTCTGTGAAATCTTCGGTTCGCCTCACGAATGGCGGCGCGGAACAGGATGACGTTTTTGCCAACAGGGGGAGTAGAGGATGGAACCGCAAAGGCAATGCGCCGACTCAGAATCGGCTTGAACGGCTTCCTTCTCCCCAGACGAGCCATGCCTTACTCCTAGAATCGGACCACGATGTACGTGTAGGCATTGACCGCCGTGCCCGCCGTCACCCGAACTCGAACCGCGTTGCCGATGATAAGCTTTGGCCGCTCACCAAGCGGGAATTGCTTGACATAAGGGCCGGTGGGCGGGAGAAGTTGAAGATCGAAGTTGCGAGCTGCCACTATCGATCCTTCATTCGTGCAGGTATATCCCGTGGCCGACGTTCCCAACGTCAGCCCTGCCACGGAAGCAACCGCTTGCTCCACGCTATCGAACTTGGAGCAGTCTGCGTCTGCCGAGGCCGTGACCGTGCCGAAGACGGTTCCGGTATCGATCAACTCAACCTTGATCGGGAGCGCCGCCGCGAAGCCGTCGAATGAAATCCCCCATTCGACAATCTCGCACACGTTGAACGGCTTTAACTGGAGCAGCGTCTTGATGGCCGTTCCGGTCGTGACCGTTGCAAATGCCGCCGTCGTCTGCATCGCGCCATTGGCCACCAAATAAGAACCCATTTCAGTCTCCTAAAAAGTTGATGCCGCGTTCACGGCTTGAAGAATCGGAAGCTGGAGTCTGGCTACAGGAGCCGCCCCTGCCAATGCCTTGAAGGTCGCAATGGTTGCCGCGCTTAGTCCAGTCGAATTTCCCCACGTCCATGCGGGATTTGCCGCTGCCGCTGCTCCCTGAATCAAATAGGCACAAGCTCCACCGTAATTAGTGCCGCCGACAAGAGCGTCCTGATCGATAACCGAAAATCCTCCATTAATCGAAGCGTCTCCAGCAAAGGGAGAATCGTTGCCAAGGCCAGCAATAAGAAGCTGACCGTTCGTGCTGGGAGTTACCGATCCAGTAGAAATCGTGGTTCCCGATCCTGCCGTTGCGCCATTTTCCTGATCTGCGTTTTGCGTTGTATCTATTCCGCTAAAAGCAAGAAAATAAGCGCACGCCGCGATGACCGATCCAGTAAAACTCAAATTATGGCCCGTCCCAACTACCGGGTTTTTTACATACCAGATTCGGCTGGCCGGTCCTGCGGTTGTCTTGTCTGTAAGGCCAATCCACGAATTCGACTTGCTATCTGCAATAGCCGGCGCTCCTGACCCAGACCCACTGTAACGAGCAGAAACGCAAACCAAAAGGGTCGCTCCCGTCGTGTCAATGTTGGGAGTCGTCCCCCCGCCTAGTGCTGGGGTTATTTTCGTATTCGCAAGGAGCGTTACGCTCATGTCGCTCCTTTTACTCGTCGTAGTAGGTGTCTTGGGCGGGCGGATTCATGTCACCTTCAAAAGCCCCTGCATCGGCTGGCCCCCACGAATCGGGAGCGTTCTGATTCAAGGAATCATCGACTCCACCAGACGGCGTAGAGCCATAACTTCGGCTTGCCTGATTCCCGGCAAAGGAACCCATCATCCCGTAAGGGTCGCCAGCGCCCATTCCCAACATGCTGGCCGCGTTCATGGCTTGGCTGCCACTGAATCCAGATGCGCCATTGCCGCCGTATCCGTATTCCGCAGGCGACCACGGTTCGGCTTGGTTCTGATTCATTGGCTCATCCATCTGATCGGCGTTCTGCTGGCCGAATTCAAGGTTTTGCGAAGCCTGCTCGCCGCCCGAACGTTGATACGGCCTCGCTCCGTAGTTGGTGTAACTGCCTGTGCCGCTTGAGCCGCCTCCACCAGAAAAGTCCGCTCCCGGACCTTGCGGACCTCCTCGTGATGGCAGACTTCCCATGCTCATGTTGCCCATGCCAGCGCCCGCCCCTCGTGGAGAGTTACGGCCAGCGTTGGCCTGCCCGCGCATCATCTCCAAATTCATGTAGTCCTTGGCGTTCGGGTAGGGGGCATTGACTGAGTTCATCCAGTTGAGTTGCTGCGAGCCGAGGGCCGTATTCTGCATGTTGGCCTGATTGCCGTAGTTCAGCCCGGCTAACCCAAGTTGCGAACGATAGCCCGCCGTCAACTGCGCCATCTGATTCGCCAAGGCGATGTCGCTCTTTTGCTTGTCCAGCGTCAGCCCGCGCTGGACCGAGTTGGCAACGGTCGTATTGCCGAGGCCGCGATTGGTCAGCCCTTGGGCCTGCATTCCCTGCTGAGCGGCATAGGCGTCATTGATCGCCTGTTGCTGGGACTGGCCGATGCCCTGAATGTCGCTCATGACCGCCCCGGACAAGTTTGTGTAGCCCTGCTGAATGGCCCGCTGACTGCTCATTTGCCCGGTCATCAACTGCTGATAGCCCTTCAGGATGTTGCTGTAATTGCTTTGGTTCAGCTTGAGCGCGTTGGCGTAAGCGCCGCCGTAATCGTCGGCTGCTGGAACGCTGCCGAAATCGAGGTTCCCGGAGATTTGGTACGGATTGGCCATGTTATGCTCCTCGTCTGCGAACTTTGCCTTGCCCCGCTATTCTAATGCGGATTTGCTCCAGCGCCCAAGGGGAACTTGACGATACCTTGATGTAGGTCGCGTGCGCTGTCTTCCGAATGAAGTTCGACATATTCCTCCCCGGTCCCCACGTCCCGGAGAAAACAGGCGTAGACGCAAGGGCAACCTCTGCTGTACTCCCCTGAAATACCTCGAATGTTACCGTCGTTGCCGTGTTCATGGAAAGGATGGCCTGTATGTCCTTGAGCAGAACATCGTCCATGTCCGCCGTCAAGAACGGCCCGATTAAGACCGAACTGTCAATGGCAACTCCATCATCCGTGGTCGCTTCGGGAGATATTGCCCGCACATATCCGTCCCACGAGCCAATGAGCGGGGTTCGGTCGTTCGCATCGTTGCCATCAAAGGCCACGCAGCAAAGCGGATCGTGGTTGTGATCGGCAAACCGATCCTGCCACCACGCCCCCGCGCGTGCCTCGTAGAAGAAGTGCGTCGTCGCCCCCGGCTCCACGAGCGGAGTAATGAAGACGTGGCAGCCCTGGAACCGATCATCCCAGAGCATCCGGATAGCGTTCTGGCCGGTGTCGATCTGCTGCAAAATCTGCTCGATCTGCTGGCTGATTCGCTGCGGGGCTTGACCGGGAACCAGCGTGTAGATGCCGCAGCGGTTCGAGTAGAAGTACAGCGTGCCGAATGGGTCTTTTGTCCACGGCATCCCGAACGCCATGCCGATAGCGTCAGAGATAAGGTCGATCTGGCCCCCGGCCATCGGGTCTCCACGCATCATGTAAATCGTGTGGTCCCCGCCGAAGATCATCACATCGTCCGAGTACGGCACCAGCGAAGTCACTACGTCACCGATGAGGCCCAAGGGCGAGTTGTTGCCTGCAATGGCCTGATCGGGCGAGGTCGAGAGAGGCGAGTAATCATAATCCGTTGGCACCGCGACTCTGGACATGAACCAGTTTTGTGGATCGAGCAGCAGTCCGGACAATACCGTGCGGCCTCGCCAAGTGCAAATGAGCCGTGGAGTATTGCCGTCCGAATCGACCGGGAGAACGCCCGCCGTCGCGACCCACGGCAAGAGGACATTCGTATGCGGATCGTAATAGACCCAATTCGTGCCATCGGCAAACCAGAGCTTCTGATTGTTCGCCGCCGAAAACATGATTCCCGTGAAACTCAACGGCGGGTCTTCTCCCGTGCTATTCGTGGGAGATGACCATGCGGTATCACCTGGATTTGCGATCCGAACCTGACCTTGACTGACCGCCACGAGGGTCACAACCCGCCCGCTCTGTGAAGTTTGCACGGCCCCTCCTCCGGGCGGACTGTAGCCGCTCCCGACCAACGTATAAAGTTCCTGCACCACGAAGTATTCGCCGTTTACCTGCACGGGAAGATGCTTCACGAGTCCAGCCCGTGACCCGCCTCGCGAGCGATTCGATGTCGGTTCGTAGGTCCGGACATTGAGGCCGAGCGGCGTTGTCCTCGCATAGTCGCTCTTGCCCGGCCCCACGTTGCGGTTCGGCTGCTTCCCGAATGGGCAGGCCACGTCCATACCCGCTTTCGGGAAGTGAAGGTCTTTCAGGAGTTCATCGGCCTTTATCTGGTCCATGTTAAACCGTGTTGAAGGAACCGCTTCCGCCTGTTGTATTTCCCCCGCCAAGGGCCAAGGTGTTCGTGAGGCTACGAGCGCGAAGCAAGCTTGCGTCCAAGGTCATTGCATCAACTTGGTATACCCCAGCATCCAAGATAACCCCAACCGAATTGACTCCATCGTCCGTCCACGTCACCTTAATTGCAATGACGTGCGGCCCCGCTGCTGGTCTAGCGATAGGAGTATCGCCATCAAAGACGCCGCCGCCAGCGATCACATCCGGAACCGGGGAAAAGGTCAGCGGATACACTCCTCCGGTCAGTCTTGTTTCGTAATGCCAGAAGGCCGCATTGAAACTTGGGGTTCTGGTGGGCGAAAGCGATATAATCGAAACTCCGTCGAGCAACAATTCCGCCGTTGCCGCTCCCCCGGCAGAATTAAGGACCATCGCACTCAACATGAAAATGTATTCGATGGTCACAGGCGGATCGGAGACTGTCATTGACCCTAATTGATAGATGATCTGATACTTGTTAAGGCCACTCCCAACGGCATTGCTGATGCTGATGTCATAGGCTCCCGCCGTTGCGCCTGATGGAGCGCCCGCACTCGTTATTGTCGCGCTGCTAACGGAATCTCCACCGATCAGACCCGTAGCCGTGAACTCGGTTCCAAGAAAGACGAACGTGTCGCCTGTGGTTTTAGTCTGATCGTCTGCCCGGATTGTCAAAGCGGCCTTCGGCCTCTTCCGGTTCGGCTGCCTCCCGCTCCCCCCTCGCCTCAGCCGACGCCTTCCTCCCGGATTCCTGACGCTCAAGTTGTTCGTCGAAGGGTCCGAAATCTCTCCCTCGGCATCGTCCGAGATCAAAGCGTCCGTGGTTGGGTCCACGATGATGTTCAAGTGCTGAATCTTCGATAGGCCGTTTACTCGGTCGTCGATGTATTTAACCAAGCCAGACCGAGCGGCCCCGCGTTGCCGGTTTGTGGACGGCTCGAACCCGCGCACGTTCACCGCGTCCGGGGTCGTTTCGGCTGGCTGGGATTCAAGCTCAATGGAAACGTCAAGACCACGTTCGGGAAAGGTCAATTCTTCCAGGGATTCGCGTGGCTGAACGGGTTTCATAGCAAGCTAACCAAGGCGTTCATGGTCGGGGTGTTTGTGGTCTGATCGAAAGTCAGTTCGATCTTCTCGTAGCCGTACAGCGGAATAATCAGGTAGCCGGGGGTGTCATTGGCCGGAGACAGGATTTCGATCCTTCCCCAATTCGCATCAGCCGTCGAGATCGTGCCCCAGACGAGAGCTTGCCGAGCGGCAACAAGCACAATCGTATCGCAAAAGAACTCCGTGGCCGGAACTGGCGATCCGGCCACTCCGGTCACATTGCCCATGATGCACGTCACTTCGGCGATGATCGTCGGATACCAAAGGATAGACCCAGGAGCGCCAGCGCCAATACGCTGCCAGCCGAGAATCCGCAGCGAGAAGGCGTCATTGTTCGCGCCCAAGCCAATCGGCCATACCTTCGCAAACTGCGCAGAGATGCCGTCACCGTAAGCCGTCCCTGGAGCAGAGTCAGGGGTCAGGTTCAAGATGCCGTCGTTCGTCGGCTCCGTGATCGTTGGTATCTTCGAGGCAAAGGAAGACGTGTTGGCGTTCGTCGCCCAAACCCGCCTTGCCGGTCGCGTGATGCCTTCGAGTTGCATGACCTTCTCCAAAAAGAAAGACCGCTGACCGTTGCCCGGCCAGCGGTCTTCGTGTTACAGCCGCCCCCAGGTGGCGTTTGTCCGAGCAGGATTTCAAAAACAAACCGGGGACGGCGTGCATCAAACGTGGCTGAAAGGCGTTGCCTCCGTGCTGTTGGAGGTCGTCTGCCCGTGGACTGCCCATACTCCAGCCAAAACGTCTTCAAGCGTGATCCAATCCCCGATGGTGAAGCCGCCCTGCGTTCCACCGTTCAGGGTAATGAGATTCGAGTTCGTCGAAGTGATCCACGGCTGCGACAAATCGGGCGTCTCCGTCGTCGAACAGGTATTGACGACCCCTTTGAAAATATCCGTCGTCGGTGCCGTGGCAATCGTGTACGATCCCGACGTATTCACGATTCCGATCATGAACTTGACTTTCATCCCTGATCCGGTTGCTGCTGGAAGCGTGGACGCGAACCCGGCCAGCAGGCTCAGCAAAATCGTCTTGCCATCGTGCAGCGCCTTCGTTACCGCCAAAGTGGTAATCGCTGTCACCAGTGAGTTCGCGGAGTCAATCGTCTTGCCGCCAACGGTCGTTCCCGCAGGCAAGGCAATCGGGTCCGGCCACGTTTCCGTGCCCATGAGCCGCTTGACGATTGAAGTAGGGGTTGTCGGCATTGAATGCTCCTTACGCGATGTTGACCCAGGTTGCGCTCGTGGCCGTGCCGACGTTAACATAGAGGACCGAACCAACTGTCCCCTTCCAGTTCTGGAACAATGCCCCAGGAGCAAAACCAGCGATGCCGTTTGTCGGAACACCCGTAGTCGCTGCCGAAGACGTGCCCGGCATGGTCGGGAACCCTTTGAGATGGCCAAGGCCCGAAACAAACTCGTCTCGGTCTATGCCAGACTGCTTGTTAATTCTTGAACTCATGGCTTACCTCATACAATAAAAGCAGGCCGGACGGGAGTTACGATCCCGCTCGACCCTGACCATAAGCAAACCTGTTTTGGAGGTTCACGTCATGGCTCAGGACATTGTACTGACCTGTTGCTCCTGTAAAGAAACTAAGCCAACTTCGGATTTTCATAAGCAACCATCGCTTCGGAGCGGTTTTGACCGCAAATGCAAGTCTTGCCGAAGGGCTATCACGGAAACTTATCGAAAAACGCCAAGAGCCAAGGAACTCATCAAGGAAAGAAGCAAAAGACCCAAGCAAAGAGCCGCCATGCGAAGATACAAGAAAAGTGAAAAGGGCCGGTCGGCATCTGCTCGTGAGCGAACGACAAATAAATTCAAACAGAGAATGGCCCGCTACTATGCAGCCAACGCCGGTTCCGACAAAATTAAATCCCGATGCGCAGTCGGCAACGCCATTCGTCGTGGAGCGATTCCGGCAGCAAAAACTTTGACGTGTCGCTGCGGGAAACCCGCCCAGCATTACCATCACCATCTTGGGTACGAAAAAAAGCATCGCCTTCACGTTATTCCTTTATGCACCGAATGCCACTACCTAGCAGATCATCCGAAATTTTGCCCCATATAAGTTGCTGGCCGTGGGAAGTTCAGCCCAATTCTCCGGTCCCACCTTGCATTGTCCGAGCGGTCCCCGTTATAGCCCAGATTTTGCGGCTTGTTCTTCCGGTCCATGCCAATCGAGGCCATTAACCGCTCCGCGAACTTCATCGTGTGGACCGAAACCGCGTCGTCGTATCGTTGCTCCGCAATCGCCAGACAACTCTCAAGGATCGTCTCGACATGGGCCGCGCCTCCGTAAACGAATGGCGACTGGCCGTTGAGCATGTCGGGCAGGATGTAGTATTGAAACTGCAACTGGTAATTCTGATCCGCCTGCGGAAATAAGTACAACTGCTGCCTCTGCCCTGAATACTGCGTGGTCCCCTTTAACGGCTGAAGGGCAGCCATCAAAGGTCGCCCTGTCTGAGTCGCGGTCAACGAATACTGCTGCCGGATGGACCCCTCGTTCTTCAGTTGGATCGGCGTCCAGCCGGTCGTTTGCGGCGATAGTACCGTGATCTCGCCCTCGAATCCTCCGAAATCCTCCGGGAGCAACGCTGTTTGGTTTCCGACCGCGAAGTCCAATGTGCAGATGGGCCGAAGGAAAGACCAGTCATACGGACTGTTAGACCCCTGCATCGGAGGAGGAAAATAAAACTGCCGAATGCCAGACGCAACGCAGTCATCAAGAAACCCCTGATCGTGAACGCTGAACGGAGGACCGGGCAGACCAAGGAAGTTTGCGACCTTGGCTAGGTAGTCATCATAACCGAGTACCAAAGTCGATTGCACGTTCCACCTTACGAATACGAGCAGTTATTGTGCATTCCCTTGCCGCCGCCCTTGGATTCCTTCTTGCCCTTCTTGCCCTTCTTCTTGGGCTTCTTCTCGGCCATCTCGTTGTCCGGATACTTCTCGCCCATCTCCTCTTTCGGCTTCTTCATGGCCTTCCCCTTCTTCACATGGGCTGGCAACGGGCCAGCGTTGTCAAAATGATGAGCCTTGGCAAAGGCTGCCCCTTTTACGCCGTAAATGAAACGGCGCTGAGCTTCACTTTTCGCTGGCATGATGCTTGCCCTTGTGCTTACCGTGGGCCTCTTCTTCCGGGGCCACTTCCGGGGGCGCTTCATCGGTTTTCTTGGCCATTGGTCCCGGAGGCGGTTGGTTCAGAGCCGCCAAGATCGCCTGAAGTAAGGCGGCGAAATTCGGCCCGTACTGCAAGAGCAAAGCGAACAGCGTTGCCCACGGGATGCCGATTGCCCGCGCCTGCTGAATGAGCGGCGCGACTTCGGGCATGGATTCGCTGACAAGCGACTGAATCGCCTCCTCCTGTGGATGCGGTTCCTTGTCGAACGTCAAAGTCGCCTTGGCAAGATTGTGCATGACTATCTCCCTGTTACGAGTTGGCCAGTTGAAGAACGCGAATCCAGTCCACCTTGATCGTGCCCGGCGAGGAACCGGCGTCGTTCATCACGGCAATCGTCGGCCCCATGAAGCCGGTCGGGAACGCCGTTCCTTGAACGTTGGTACTGGTCAAGAACGCCGCAGCCGGAAGGCCGTTGACGTAAATCTTGATGAGCGGACGGGCCAGAACGCCAACCGTCTGGCCGGTGGACGCCAAGGTAATCAGTGCCGCTGGGTTCCCTGCGGTCGGGTCGAACACGAAGCCGAGCTTGACTTGTTGGTTCGCCGTCAAGACAGCGCCGATAACCGAGTTCATCAGCGTGGTCAAGTTGGTCGGGAGGACGACCGTTCCGCCCGCCAAGTTGTAAGCGAAAGACCATTCGTTCGCGACCGAACCCTTCGAGAAGAAGCCGATGAAGTTCGGCGTCGTCGAAAGCGTGTCGATGGTCGTGGTGATCGGGATGCCGCCAACCGCCAGACCCGAAGAGGTCGTGTGATCGCACAGACCGACAAAGCAGTCGATCAGCGTTGCCGTCACCACGGAGCGGGCCAGTCGAGCCTCAAACCAGAGCGGCTGATTCAGGGCCAGCGTGGAAGTCGTGGTGATTCGGTACGAGGAGGCCGTGCTGCTGAGCGTCACGCCCTCATTGTCGCCGTCCGAACCCAGGACAATGACGCCGCCTTCCAACTGGCCGTCCGCCTGAATCGCGGCAGCGCCAATGTCGGCATAGCACGTCCACTGACCCATGCTCCCGGTAATGGCAGCCGTGTTCGGCCCCATGTTGCCGGTCATGATAAAGTCATCGAAGAAGTACATGCCGAGGCTGGGATCTTCCATCACGGCGGCAAGCGGAGCCTTCGCCCAAATCGCCGGGGATGGTCCGCGAGTCGCATCGGCAGTCGTGATCGACCCCGCGTAGTTGGCGGTCTTGACGACGTTCGCGCGGCCAAGAGCTTCAAGGCGAAGGCGGCGCTGCGTTCGGCGCGAAAGCCCAACAATCGGAATATTGAGGGGATTGCCGGGAAGGTATACGCTCTTTTGCATGATGGCTCCTTGTTAAACCGCTTCGGCCAGTTCTTCCACTTCGGCCTTGACGTGCTTGGTGTACCACTCCAACGCCTCGTCCGCCGTGCAGTCACGATAAACGCGGGCGGAAACCCACAACTTCATCATGTGCGTTCCCGATTCGGTCTTCTGCGGATATTCCGGGTTCACCAGAACGTCCTTTTTGCCCACCTTCTGCACGGTCTTGCAGGTCACGACCGGCTGATTCCGATGGTTCCAGATCAGCAGTTCGATCCGCTTGTTGTCGTTCGTGAAGCCGACCAGATGAGCGCAATAGTTGCGCTCGTCGAGTTCGGCGTCCGTGCAACCGAAGGGACAGTGATTCAGTTCGCGACCGTTTACGTCTTTCATGATTGCATAAGTCCTTATCAATTAACTGTTTACGAGGGGTATGTCGTGCCATTACTCAAAACGAACCCGCCCTCGCGGATATTCTTCGACACCCATTGCAGCGTGCAATCGATGAAGTACGAGGCCACGGTATGCTGGCCGGGAGTGATCGGAACGTTCGTCTCGCGCATCCATTCGCCGCGAAGGATGTACGTCTTGAACCAGCCCCAATTGATGCCGTAGAACGGGTTCGTCGTGTCCCGATCCAGCCACGGAACCCACGTCACGGGAAGACGGCGGAACAAAGTCTTGCCGTCGTACTTCGCGATGTCGGGGCCGAGGTTGTCGTTCTGGGACTCGCACGCTTCCTCAAGGGGCTGGATGACCGCGTAATTCGTGTAGAAGCCCCACTTGTCGCCCGTGTTCGGCGTGGGAATACCTTCGGTCGGCGGACGGAAGCGGGTCTTCACCGCCGCCTGACGCGCCTCGCGAATGAAATCGTCGCGGGAAACTGCCGCGAATGGAGCCGCCCAATTCGCCCAACCTGCATACTGGGTCTTGGTCAGACCTGCCTTGTTTGGGAAACCGGAAAGCGTGTCGCCCGTGAAACCGCGCGTGGCATTCTTCGTCACCCAATAGGGCAGGCCGAAAGGCGTCTTCGCATCGGTGGGCGAGGGAGCGCCCCAGAACAGGCTCTCGACCAGTTCGGCCAGCGAGATCATCGCCTTGATGCGCTCCGTCTTCACGAAGTCCACGATGCGGGCCGGTTCCCGGTTCATCTCCATCAACTGACGGATAATCATGTACGAGGTCTGGATATGCCGCCAAACTGTGCTGGCCTGCACCATCCCATCCACCATGTTCACGTTGTCCGATTCCGCCAAGCTGACGGTGCGGGCCGCGTTGGACTGATTGACGAGGACGTTGTACTGGATGCCGGAACCTGATTCGAGAACTGCCCGGTTCTCGTTCAGAAGCTCCTGCATCGCGACATGCTCTTGAATGTTCGAGCTAATGTCGGTGAACTTCGGCTTGCCCAAATCCTTCAGGGTATCGGCTACAAAATCGCCAACGTTTTCAGCTTGAATCACTGGCATCGTAGTTTCCTTTTTGTGAGTTGGCTACTTCAGCAACCCTGCTCGGATTTCTTGATCGCCTGTGTACGTTGGCGCAACACCCATCTTCGCCGCCAAGTTCCGGAGAGCCTTTTCCTCGCCCGGTGGAAGCTCCCCACCTCCTCGATTCGTCGGAACCTCCAATGCACCTTCTCGGTACTCTTCTTCGGTAAACTTCGGCTTGACGGCGGGAGCCTTGGGTTTACCGTTCCCGTTGGCGCTTGGGATGGCGTTGTAATCGTTGGCGGGAGCGACTTCGACTGCCGGGCCATACATTTCGAGGGCGGCGGCTTTGATCTTTTTCTGCATCATCTTCGGACTGTCTTCCGAAGAGAGATTGGCAGCGCCCAAAATGGCCATGCGGCGTTTGCGGAAAGGGTCGTTCGGCTGCATCTCCAGACCGCTGCCCTTGCCGAAGAACTTCTCGTAGGGAGCGCCCAATGCCTCGAAGCCGTCATCGAAGATTTCGGCATTCGAGCGAGCCGTCCGGCGCTGCTCTTGCTCGACGAGTTGGCCTTGCGACTGGCGAAGCTCCTTGTTTTCTTTGGCGAGCTTCTTTAGAAGGTTAGCCATGCGCGGGTCAAGGTCAGCTTCCAAGTCGCCAAGGCCAAGCTCACCTTCGACCGGGGGGACTTCGGGAGGAAGAGGACGCACTTGCCCGTCTTGAATGGTTCGCTGAAGTGCCGCCTGTTTGCGATTCTCGTCTTGACGCAGCTTCATCTTCCACAGCATGTCGCTGAGCTTCTGCGTGGGAAGTTCGGCAACGTCGTCATCGGCCAATCCGAAATAGGCGGCGGCGTCGAGAATATGCTGAGGGTGTTGGGGCTTGACGGGGACTTCAACCGGAGTTTCGACGGGAGCTTCTTGGGGAATGAATCGCCCGGTGGCCGGGTCGCGAGGAGTTTCGATGGGTGCGGACCCTAGCAAGCCAAGGTCGGCTGTTTCTGGAGGAGTCGCTACTTCGCTCGGACTTTGTTCGTTTGGCATGTCATGGTCTTTTCCCCTGCTCGGAAGAAGCCCACGCGCACAATCCTATAACTCCGCAACATTTATTACAAGGACATTTCTCAGAAAAAGGAAATCTGGGTAAGGCCGGTCGTGTCGTCCGCCGCGTCAATGAACAAGTCCGAGGGCCGATTTGCCGTATCGAACAAGACTACAGAAGGCGCAGCCGGGGGAATATTTATTCCCGCGTCTCCGCTCGTAGTCTTCGCTCGAAGGGCCAGCGCGTTGCCAATCGGCGGCGAGATGATGACGCCCACCGTGTTGCCGGGAACTGGAATGGTATTTAGCCCGGAGGCTAAAGTTAGCGAAGTTATGGATGGCGTGATCGAACCGGCAACAGTGATCGGCCCGAAGGTAAAAGAGCCGAAGGGAAGCGTTGCCGCTCCGGTTGCCTGAATGGTCAGAGTTGCGGCGGACATAATTATCTCCTTCGTCCAAGAATGCCAACCCTTGCCGGAATATTGCATTGGCCATTTGCACAATTACTGGTTGTTGCCTGAACGGAAGCAGGGCGAGGAGCCTGAACCTCGGATACTTTTCGAGGAACTTCCGACTGTATCACCTTCCTTGCTGGAGGACCGGCTTCAGTGGAAACTTGCTGCCCGTACAAGGATTCCCATTGCGCATCGGTAAGTTGCTGTGACCACCAATCACCCTTGGTCTGCTTTTTTAATGGCGGCTCTTGCGGGCCATTCAACTCGTCGAGCAGGTCGCGGACCTTCTTCATCGTCCCCACTGGAAGAACCTCGTAAGTTCCGTCCGAGCCGGGGCCGAAACCGTTAAGGGTGATTATCCGCTGTCCAGTCGGCGGCGGGGGTGGAGGAGGAGGCGGGGGGGGCGGCGGCGGAGGAGGAGGAAGCACGTTGACCGTACACCAGATAGCCTCGGTCCCAATTTGATTTGCTCCATATTCGACCCAGATAAAGCCTCCTTCGCCCCATTGCGTTGACCACTGGTTCTGGCAAAGGACTGCTCCCTTTGGGGATTTGCTATCGTCCCAGCCGATCATCATGTAAGCGTGATCTACCTGTCCGCCGTGGTTCTTGAACAAGCCCCCTGTGTAACTATCCCAGCCGTCCGCGCTCCCAGCAACGCTGATCGCTCCGTACTGGAATATCGCCGTTTTTAGTTCCTGATAGGTCGGGAAGCGGTCGCTCTGGTCTGAAGTGGCGAATCCGAAGTCAGCGATCTTCCAAAGCTTCGTGCCCTGCTTCAATTTGCACGAGGAAGATCGCGCGAGGTACGGCCCGTAATCCGCCTCGGTCGGCAGGCCATTCGACTTACACCATGCAATGATGTCGTACTCATCCCCGCCATTGCAGCCACCCCAATTATGGCAATCCATTCCGTACTGCTCAGCGAACCCAGCGCCGATGGACGCCTTGTATCCAGCCTTGTAATGCGATGCGCTGCACGTCATCGCACCGGAGAATTGGTAACAAGAACCGCAGTTGCCCTGATCCTTGACGGCGGGCACCCAACCAAAGTCGCGGCAGTCGAATTTTGATGGCGGGGTAACGCTTGCCATTAACGAACGCATACGGTGATCGTGCCGCTGAAAAGCCTCGGCGTGACGAATGGCCTTCTGCTCTTTTGTTGGCGGAACATGACCACGCCCGCGCGGAGGCTTCACGTCCTGAGCAAGTGCCAAAGAGGACAGTAACAGGCTGAGGATAATCGCTATGGTCCGCATAGTCAGTCCTTCGGCTTTAGTTGTGGTGTCGGTAAAACGGTCGGCGCTCGCCCCTTGTCTTCCGCCTTTACTTCGGCGACTGGCTCAGGGGCGTAAACGGTTCTCGTTGCCGGGACGGAGAAGTAGGTCAATGCCCATGTCGCGGCGGAGACAAGGACAGCATTCAAAAGGTGAGCGGTCTTTGGGTTGGCGGCGAGCCAATTCGACAGACCCTCCCAGAACGACGGCTTGGCTTCCAGCTTGGCGACCTCTTCCTTGAGTGCGTCTATCTGGGCCTGCATCTTTTCCATCGGGGTCGGTTCGGTCATTGGCACTCCTTATTGAAGTGGTGCGCCGTAAACTTTCCAGCCAAGCAAGCCAAGGAGTACAAATAGTAAACCCTGAGTTGCGTAAATCGCGTATGGCCACTGTCCGCCGAAAACGATGGAGATGAGCCAGAGGATCATCAAAATCCAGAACAAGATTCCCATCGGCATAATACACCAACCTTTCAATCGTGCGGAAGTGGCGGCAAGGGTTCTGCCTTCTGGTCGGCCCTGCCCTGCTCCTTGCCAGCGGAAAAAGCCGCTTCTTTTGTCGCGTGTACAAGGGCGTCCTTCATGGAATTCGTGGCCTTTTCGATTGTCACCACGTTCTCCTTGACCTCCTGAATATCCGCCCTAGCAAGACTGGACCTTCGGCTATCAAGAAGCTCCTTGACGACCATGTAAATCAAACCGATGATTGCCAGCCAAACTGCATCGCTCATGCCTGCCTCCCAAGAAAAGGCGGCTGGCCGCTCTCAGGTGCCAGCCGCCCCGAACGACCTTAGACGCCAGGCGGTACGACCGGAGGCGTCAGGGCGTCCAGCGCACTCACCTTATCGGCGACGGCGGCTGCCTTCGCCTCGATACCATCCAGCAACGCTTGATCGGCTGGCGTAATCTGGCCAGCCGAGTTTTGCAGGGCCGTGATTTGCGCCTTGAGATTGTCCAGGTCGCCACTGATACCGGAAACAGCGGCGTCAACCTTGTCGTTGTGCGCCTTCATCTTGTCGGCGAAATCCGAAATCGCGCTCATGATCTTCTCCATTTTGTGAGATATTTCCTTCTGCCAAGCAACGCTGCTTAGCTGACTTTCGGTGATCTTGTGCAGCATCTCGTGGAGATGTTGAAGGCGTTCTTCGATGTTATGCATGAGATTTGCCTTTAGTCGCCGTAGGAACCGTTATTATCGTGGAACCCCAGCGATCTCATTATATCCCGTCTCTGCCCCCTGTCCTTGAGAATCATCCTTCCATCCTTCGGATCGTATTCGCTGGCGATCCCCCGCTTGCGGTCCCGCTCCATCATTTCCGGTATCTGTTCCGGATGACAAGCGAGCGCGTCGGACTTCATCGGCCAACAAGCCGGGTTCTGTGCCTGCATCGGCACTCCCAGCGGCTTTTTCGGGAATGTGGTATCGAACTCGGCCTTCGTGACTTCGATGCCGTCGATGAAGTAAGTCTCGCCGCGCGATCCATAAACGACTTTGCCTTTCATTGCACCATCCCTTGAGGAGTTCCGTTCATTTGACCATTCGTGGGCTTGGCCGATCTCATGTTCGAGGCGAGAGCTTCTTTGGCTTGCTGGCTGTCTCCGCCGACCGAACGCCGCGTGATCTCGGTTTTCTTCTGCGCGGGAGCGCCCATCTGGTCGGACGGACCTTGCGAGCTTTGCTGTTCGGGAGGCTCCCGCATGGTGATGATCTCTTCCAGGTCCGGCATGTCCATGTACTTCGCGATTTTCTTTAGGAAGGCGTTCATGTCGAACGCCACGCCCTGCGCCTGGAGAGTTTGAAGCTGAGGAATAACAACCGTCGTCACTACCTGATTCAACATCGCCAGCCGCATCTGGGGCGTCTGATGCTGCATCGAGTACGGGTCGATCTTGATGTCGATGTCGTCCCAACTCGCCTGCGCCCTTTGCTGCGGAGTCACTTGCCTCACAATCGAGAACTGCGGAAGTCCCGGCAAGGCAAACTTGGACTTCATCGTTTTGGTCGGATGATGATGATGGAACCAGATCGCCGCCCGAAGAATGTCCGCCGTGTAACTTATCGTGATGTCCTGCATATCAGTGACGCCACGCGAGCTATTCGCGTTGAGCATCGTATCCTGCGTGGCCGTCTTCGATTGCGGGCCAAGGCCAGCCAGAATATCCAAGTTCCCGGCCAGTTTATTGAAGTGCCCGCCAAGCTGCTCCATCAACTGACCGATCATCTGGTCGGGTTGGTCCGTCACGATATGCTTCAGGCTCTCCGGGTTGTCGATGCGAACCACGTCGCCATCATTGCACTCGATCAACCGCTTGCCGTCCGCGTCGGCTCCCCCGGCAACAAAGGTAACGTGCTTCGAGCGGCGGGCCTGCTCGATCACCTTGCGGCAAATATTGTTGATCGCCAAATGAAGATCGTACAAGTCCTGCATCGGCCCCTTCGGACACCAGTTGCCCGGTATCATCTTGTAGCCGAGAATGTGATAGGGTCCGCAGTCGGGGCCGATCCACCTTTGCACCTTGAGCGCGCGAGCGCCATACTCGCCCGCCTTCTTGTCCTCGGCACCGGCAATGTAATCGTCGGCCAAAGTGACGATGACCTTGTGACGAGGAAGGTAGATTTCCCACAGGTCGATGAAGTCCTCGTACTCCTCAGTATCGGCGTAGTACCCTCTCCCCATGACCGAGATACGTTCGTCGCCTTCGAGGTTGAACAACTTATCGTCCGTGGCCTCCAACTGCTTGCGACCTTTGCCGTACTCCTTCGACTGGCGGACCACTTCGAGGGGAACCCGGAAGCGATGCCCAACAAAGCCGAAGTTGCGTTTGTCCCGTGCGTGAACATCGCAAACGAAATCGTCCGGGTCTACCGGCTCGATCATCACGTCGCCAGCGCCAATGCTCCATGCCGTATTCGCCGAATCCGCAGGAGTCGCAAGGGCCACCTTGCAGACGCCGAACGAATAGAACGCATCCCGGACAACCCGCTGAATCGTATTGGCAAGGTTGATGTCTTCGATGTATTTGTTGGCCCAGGTTTCCTCGGCAGAGATGATCGGTTTGGACGACTTATCGAACGTCGAAAGCATCACGCGAGGATTCTTCGGGACAAGAAGGCTGCCGTAAACTTGGTCGTAAAGCGAGAGGAGGTTGATCGGTTGAGACTGCTGAGGAACCGTGTCGGCCCCCCAATAAGGACCGGCACAGGCTCTCACCATGTCAGTGCGAATTTCCCGCTGCCGACGCATGACGAGGCGGGAACGCTGCATCGCAACGCACAAGCGGCCTAAATCAAGGTCTTTCTCTTTGTTCTGCCGTGCCAAGGGGGAATCGCTTTTCTACCTGCTCGGAAGGAAAGCTACTCGCCGATCACGATGTCTGGCTTGACTTCTTCATCGCGAAGCCTGTTGACGATTTTCTGGATTCTCTCGTCGATCTCTTTCATATCAGATTCAGAGATGACAGGATAGCCGATGCCAATCGCAGGCAGCTTGAGTATTTCACTAAGGCTTTTTCGATAGTCCCAATCAAGCATAACTCACCACGCCTCTTGCTTGCGCCGGTTCTCGTGCTGCTCGCGCCGCCACGCCAGCGACAAAACCTGCACTTCTTCGGCGATCCGCTTCTCTTCGAGTATAACCCCGCCCTTCGCCATTGTCCACGCAATAGCGTCCGCCATCGTCCGATCCCCGTGATTCACCCGCGCGCCCGAAGGGTCGTTGCCGCCCTCGATATTCTGATGTTCGATCTTCCCTCCCTGACCATACCGAAAGAAAAGGCATTCCTTCAAGGCGTACTTGCACGGGTTCAAAAAGCTGTGCTTGTATAAAGCCTCCTTATAATGCGAGAGAAGAAGCCGAAGGCGTTCCCCGCCGTCGTTCATCCAGCCGGGCCGGTCGGACTTCTTGAATTTGACGTTGCCCTCGTCGGCCATGTAGTAGAGTCTGCGATAGCCAAGTTCCAAAACCCGCGAGCCGAATTTGATTCCGGGGCCGGGAATTTCCCAACCCAGCATTGCCCCATCATCGATCTCGTTTTTGAATAGCCAGCACAGAGCAACCATCTTCGCCGCCGCGTCTTCTTCCTTGATGAACGGGTCCACGTAAGCGCCGACCTTGTTCCCGGTCCTGCCGTCCAGAATAGAGAAGCAGGTCGGGGTGGCTCCCGTGCCCGTGGCAATGTCCCCGGCGATCAGATAGAAACTTGGCGGAGGGCAGCCCTTGGCGTCCGGGTATATCCACAAATGCAACCGGCCATCACTCTTCCTTGTCAGGCGGATAGGTTTGCCGGTGTTCGGGTCGAATTCCACGTCGCCCTTCCAGACCGGCTCGCGTGCGAACTCACGCTCCAACTTGGAAAGTAAGAGTTGATCGAAGAACTGCTTGGACGCCCCCATGCGGTCGATGTCAAGGTCCATCGCAATCGCGCGGGAGTCTTTGCGGACCCGGCACTCGTTGTCGTACCACGGACTTCTTAGCTTTCCGTCCATGACGAAGTTGAAGTCGGTGCCGTGGAAGAAGAACGGCTGAACGGTTTCAACGTCTCCCGTCTCCGGGTTGTAACGCTTATGTTCGACCTTCTTCTTCGTGTCGTTGTACTGGTAAAGACCAGCGTTCTTGGAAGGGTGCATCGACCAGTGAAGGCGCAGCTTGGCCACGTCTACCCGTTCGGCCAACTCACCTGCGCAGTCACCGTCATCTCTGTGAGTAAAGTTAAAGATGCGGCAAAGGGATGTGTCGCGGGTATGTCGAAGAAGCCCATACGCAGTTTTACGATCCATCGCGGAGAACTCGTCAAGGAACGCCCCAGTTGCACGTCCGCCTGTACCGGAGACTTTCGTGCTGGCTTCGCCCGTGATCGTCGAGTCGGTTTTCGGGTAGCCAAAGTACATATCCTTTCGGTCGCAATGAGGAGCCAGCCAGTCCGGAAGATACTTGTGGATGAAGTCGATCTTCCAGAAAAGCGAGTTAGGAGAAAAAGAGTCCACCGCCTCTGCCGAACGTGAGATCATCAAGAACTGCTTATTGGGGTGAAATTGGCATATCCAGTCCATCACCATCAGGCACATCCACGAAGCGCCCATCTCGCGGGACTTCTCGATCACCAAGTCTTCGCGGTTCTCTATCGCCCAGAGGATTTTCTGGAAAGCGCCCGTGCGCGGGTTGTCTTGAAAGTTCCAGGTGATGAACGGTTCAACCTCATGGCCTTCTCGGAGGGGGTTGAACTGGAAGACGAACGTGTTGATGTAGAAGATGATGTCGCGACGGCAGGCTTCGATCATTGCCCACTGAGCGTCCTTGTCCTCGCGGCAACGCTTGAGAACCCACTTCCGCCAGTCCATGTTTTCGAGCGGGTCTTTCGGGACTTGCAGATGGTCTTTACCGGGAGACAGCATCACGCTTCCTTTCCCGGCGTGCCTTCTTCAGTGCCCTCGCCAACAACAGCCTCGCCCGCTCCACTCTCGATAGTTCCCGCAAAACGTCCATCAGCCGGGTTTCTTTTAGCGGACGCTTTAAGTGCCGCTTTCTTTTCATTTGCATCTTTGTATTCCTTGATGAGCCGGTCCAGCAGTTCAACCGCTGTATCCGACCCCTTATCGATCACCGGAGCCTCCGCAAACTCCTTGAACGCCTCAAGCTCCAGATGCCGCTCCTTTATCTCCGCATCCTGAATGTGTTCCTCCATCCTTGCATAGTCCTTCATGAACTCCTTGGGTGAATCCTCCATCATCTTCCGGTAGGCCCGCTGCAAAGGATGCTTGTCTTCTTCTTTATTCTTCTTCAAGACGTGACGCATCGCCACCAGAAGGGGAAACTTGAGTTGCTTGCCAAGACGCCGACGCTTCCTCGCCCAGAGCTTGTGACATACCCGGCAACACTTTGATCCGTTCGGTCGGATATGCAAGTTCTCCGGAGTAAGAGGGTGGCCCTTGATACAGTGGGTTTTCAGTTTGGCCATCACTTGCCCTCGATCACGATGTCTGGCTGAACTTCTTCAAGCCCAATGTCAAGGTCCAGAGTTGAATCGAGAATGGGACTTCTGTATCGATGGCCGACGAAATGAACCAACGGGCCAGAAGGAATCACATGAACCGTTCCATCCGGAGGATTGGTCTTCGTCCTGACCCACCACTGCCCATTGGTGGGTTTATAATCCGACCAGTCAATCTGGAACTCCTCAGCCATCACTTCCCCCTATCCAGAATAGCTGCCGCAATCGAACCGCAGGTAACGTCGTTCACCTGCTCTTTGGTTATGTAAGAAAGCATTCCGTTGTTCTCGGAACGGTAAGCCTCGGCGACCTTGGCGCACGCTTCCCGTTCCTCGGAAATCGCATCGCGAACGACCGACAGAAAGAAGTCAATGTCTTGGCTCTGCAAGTTGCATCGACGGGCATACTTCAATATATATTCCGAAGGACTCATCACTTCCCCCTCGCGCGAATCTCATTCGCTACCATTGATGGTTCCGTGTACGGATAAAAACAACTCCCAGCAATCTTCGCGCACGCCTCCCGCTCAGCAGCAACCGCTTTCTTGACCTCGGCCATCACCCGAAGACCATCCTCCCCGAAGATGTCCGAGTAATACTTGATCTCGGCTAGTTCCGATTCCGTGACCATGATCTCTCCAACAAGAACCGGAGAACATTCCTTGATGGGAGAAGGAATGTCCAGCCAAAACAACTTAGACCCAAGGCCATCGTCCATCATCTACTCCAGAATAGGTAGCGGTTGATCAGGGCAGCCTAGCGATTTAGGCACATCTTCTGTTTACCGGCCAGTCTTATAACGTCGGCGTGTCCGGAGTAACCTTCCCCATTTAATGGGTAGTCCGCCTCCGTCACTCGGCCCGAACATGCTCCCGGATAAAGCCCCGCTTACTCGGACGGCGCGCCGCCCGCCTGATTCCCCGCATCAATGCCCCCTGAATGAAGCCGGCGATCATCCTACCTTCTCAGAAATAATATCAGAAGGAACCGGATAACTCACCGTCAACTGCGTCAAGTCAACCGCCGCCCGAAGACGCTCCGAATGGTCAGCATCCGGATAGGCCTCGTCCACCGCAGCAGCCGCTTGAGCGAATATTGCCAGAACTGAATCCATGTCAATGTCCCCTGAACGAAGCCGAAGACCGATACCGCGCCAACACCGCCTCCAACCGATCCCCTTCCAGCACCTCGCCCGCCTTGGCCCAGACGAAAAGCTCCGCGTCCTCATAGTTAAGGAACAAAGCGATACGCTTGCCGTCCTGCTTAACGCGGAACGCATCATTATCAAGTTGATCGATCTCAAACATAAAGCCCCCTGTTCCTCAAGAACCTTAACCCACAAAGCAGGTCAAGTCAAACGAATTCCTACTTACGTCAATTATACCCAAAGCGCCGCCCCGTGGCACAAGGGCATTTCACTCTATGCCCGCCTTTCCGGACAAAACCACCCCTTTCTACAGGAATTGACGTAACTATCCCAAGAAGGTTCGGACTCAGGAACCCCTCTGCGACGTGGGAGCCGCGCGCACCAGAAACTCTCATAAATCAACCCTTACACAGCAAGGACTTACGACGCGACCCTGACAAACACTGGCAAGCGTACACTACTTTCGGAGCAATCATTCCTCCTCGCGGAGTAATTCAGGATCCCAACAACCAATCACTCCTCTTAGTCCGAATAAATACTCCGAATAAATCCAATCAATTATTCTGTCTTCATCCGCTGACCGACGAAATAATTAATTATTGCGCCTGGCATCTTTGCTGTAAGGTGGTATTCGTGCAGGGGTTAGCCCCGCCCCGCCTCCGCACAAACCCCCCAGGGGGCCGGCTCGCCCTGCCACAAGCCTGCCCTGCCCTAAAGGATGCCCAATTCCCGGCCAATCCGCCCCTACCTAGGGCTTGCCAGCATCTTGCAACGGGCATTCGAGTTGTGTATGTAGTACATACGCCGTTGACGTAAGTGCTTGTGGGGAAAGGGGAAGGGGGCGAGTG